ACTCAGTTGGAAACACTCGACATCGGTTCCGCCGCATACGAATACACGAAGTGGCGTTGGCCTGTGTTCCCACTAGCACGACACGGCAAAGCGCCAGCTATCCCGAAAACCAAGGGCGGCAAGGGATTCAAAGACGCGACGACCGACAGTACCCGCATCGAGAAGTGGTGGGACCGGCACCCAGACCACAACATAGGACTAGCGACCGGCCACATGTTCGACGTAATCGACATCGACACAAAGGATTCCGACGGCAACCCATCGTCCGCTGGCGTGATGTCTTTCATGGAGTTACTAGAGTCGGGCAAGATACCAGAGTGCCACGGCGTGGCGATCACAGCGTCGGGTGGCACGCACCTGTTCGTAAAGGCAACGGGCAAAGGCAATTACGCCGGTATCCGACCGGGCATCGACTACCGAGGATTGGGTGGCTACGTGGTAGCTGCACCCTCGACGCTCGGCCGACCCGGCCGCAGTTATTCGTGGCTGGTAGAACCCAGCCCAATCATCAAGGGAGGCAAGTGAAATGGACAACGACGAAACCTATTGGGGCAAGCCGGAAACCGAGGAAGAACAGCGACTCGTCGCCGAGCAACAATTGCAGGCACTGTACCGTATAGCAGGCGTGTGATGACTCACGCAGCGCCGAGCGAACCCGACGACCCGACACGACCTCGGCGCATGGCGCTCGACGCAGCACGCCAGTACTACCTCGGCTCGGCCGAGTCCGCGAACTACGACGTGCAGCGTTCGCAATTGCTTGCGCTGCAAGGGATTCTGCGGTGCCTGATCTACTACATCGAGGCCGAAGATGTGCAGCTATAGCGAAATGGCAATGACGGGTATCGCCCGCACGCTCGCCATCGTCACCGACACGGGCAGCGAATTCGATTACGAGGCAACACTATACGAGGATGAGAGGAACACCAACGCATGAGTCGAAAGGTCAAGACCGACATACACATCTACGGCGTGATGATGACCGAAGAGAAGCAGCAGCAGGTACACTCGTCGCTCATGCTGCGACTGATACAGCTACTCAACGGTGAAACCGAGGGTGTGACAATACAATTCAGAGAGGCGCAATCATGAGTTTCCCAGATGTCAACGATGTGTCCACAGCCTACTCACTGTGCACGTGCAACGGGCATTGCTCGCCCACGTGTGCTGTGTGCGCGTCACCGAAGTGGACCCAAGAGGGTTGCGTAAGAGCACTATTCGAGGAACTACCGTACAGATCACCCGAGGACATGGCTGCATCAATGCCGATAGGCAAACCCGGTATCCCCGAGCGGCGCAACCCGCAATTGCCGCCCGACCCCGAGACAGTTGAGAAGTGCATCGACTTTATGGAGGAACGAGGCATACCGTTATTGCCTTGGCAGGCAGCAGCTTTCAGAGCCATCATGAACGGCGACGGCAAGCCGTTCCAGTTCCGAGGTCGCAAGTGACTCTATTCAGAAGTGAACTGCACCAAGACATTTGGATTGAGCACCACTGCCACCAATGCTGGCGCAACGACGGTTGCACGATACGCACCAAGGCGTTGGAGTCGAACCGCAAACCTGTTGAGTGGGAACGCAATACGCGTAAGAACTCGCTCATGCAGGACACCATCAAGTGCAGCGAGCAGGCCAAGCTGCCGCCTGTGCAGTCGCGAGGCTTGCACTCCACTCGCGCCGACGTGCCTTTGTTCGATGTCGCCGCGCCAATCGATATGGACCCCGACCATGCCTGATCTAATCGAGACAATCAAAAGACGTTGGGCCGTACGCAAAGACGACGACGGCGTGTGGTACACCATTGCGCGCTCCGGTTGGCTGGTCATGCCCGACACCCGTCGCGAATTCCGTTGTTGGGCACACGCTATGGGACACGCGAATCTCATGACGTGGGTTGACCGAGGCAGGCCGGAACATGCCCGGTGATGACTTTATCGACAACGTACGCGCCGACGACGACGACAAGGCCCGACGCAAGGCCGAAGAGGCTGCGCTAGAGGGTGTTTCCCGGCCCTCAGCGCCACGCAGAGGCACGAACACCGATCCCCGAAGGGCATACGCCTTGGAAGGGTTGCGGCAGGAGACGGAGCGCGTTCGGCAGGCGACGAAAGGCCAGCGCAACACAGAGTTGAACCGTGCATGTTTCAACGTCGGGCAGCTTGTGCAACCGGACGGTCTGACTTTCATGGAGGCACGCGACGAATTGACCGCTGCCGCACTGAGTGTCGGGCTGAAGCGAAGCGAATTAAAATCGTGGGATTTACCAGACCGAGGGTTGCGCGACGGGCAGGCCAAGCCTCGCGACCTGGACGAGAAAGCAAGGGCAGCAGCACAATACAGCAGCAGCAACGTCGTCGCATTCCCGAGCAAGGAACCCGTTGTTGCACTGAGTTTCGCGGACATCGAGTACGGATTCTGGACCGAGCGCGAGTCACTGAAAAACGTTTACCTGTCGGCACTTTCAGCTATGTGTTCACCGTGGGCTGTACTCGCACACTGCGCAGCACGTGCACTCGCTACCGTACGACCGTGCGTGACGTTGCCGCCCATCATTGGTGGCAGCGGCTCGTTGAATTGGTTCGCAGCTATCGCAGCGCCGAGCGGCGGCGGCAAGGGTGCAGCGTCGGCAGTAGCGCGAAAGCTGGTGACAGACGAGGTAATTCAACGCAACTCCGGTTCGGGCGAGGGAATGATCAACGCCTATCGCAGACCGAAGGAAGGCGACGAGCCAGCAGGGTTGCGAGAATCGGTGATGTTCATAGTGGATGAAATCGACTCTCTCACAGCACAATCCGCACGCTCGGGTTCGACCACGATGAGCGTACTTCGCTCGGCGTTCTCCGGTGAGACACTAGGGTTTTCCTACATCAACAAGAACACGCCGTACCTCGAAGCGCACACCTACCGTATGACAATGGTGATCAGCGTGCAGCCTACGCGTGCAGCGTCACTCATGGACGACGCGAGAGGCGGTACGCCCCAACGCATTATGTGGTTTCCAGGTATCGATGACCGAGTCACGGCCGACATGGCTGGTGGTTGGATATACCCGCTCGCGACTCCACGCGCAGGGGAATGGCAGTACCCTCGCGAGATAGCGATACCAGAGAGTGCACGCAATCTTATTGTGGCGGAACGGGTTAAGACGATGCAGGGCAATACCGACGCCCTCGACGGGCACGCCCTGTTCGTGCGGGAGAAGTTCGCGTTCGCGCTCGCAGTCCTCGACGGCAGAGCGTATGTGACAGAACAGGATTGGAGGCTATCTGGTGTAGCGATGAAAGTCTCCGACGTTACGCGGGAATGGGTGCAGGCCAAGATGAATGAGGCCGTCGAAGAGGATGCGTCGGAACGTGGACGGCTGCAAGGTATTTCAAGCCAGGTTGCCAGCGAGGAACGCGACTACCGTACAGATCAGAAACGTGCGGACATCACGAAACGAATCATCAAGTACTTCAAAGAGGCTGGCGCTCGCGGACTGAGCAGGCGCGACGTTCAACGCAAGTTGTCGCGAGATTACAGGTTGTTCGACTCGATTGTGACCGGCTTGATTGAGCAGGGAGTGCTGTCGTTTTCGACGGCCGAAAACCGTTGGTACTACAGTGCTTAGCAAACGTCTATCTGTCTACCGTCTATCACCCGAAATCCTTTGGAATGGTAGACAATCCAAAAGACGAATTTTCTTGCCCTACCCTAACGAATCGAGGTCACATGGTGTATATATACTAACTAACTAAACGTGCATTCGTATACGAGAAGGGACACAAAGGGATTCGGGTGTCTATCGATAGACTGATAGACAGCAGCAAACGCAAACAAACGGAGAGGAACATGGACGAACTAGAAGAGGCAGTGTCGGACCTCGAAGTATCAGACCTATGCCTGAGACAAGATGACTACAACGCAGCCAGCGCGTACGCACTCAATGCCATTGCGAGAGTGCTTATCCTGCAAGCAACTGAGTCACGCGACTCAGTCACTAAGGCGACTACGGTATGAGACAAACACGCTGCATCGACTGCGCAGCCTTGGGACGTACTACGCCGAGGACTGCGTACAACCCAGGACCTCGATGCGACGAGCACTGGCGAGAGAAGAAGAGAGCACGCTCAAAAGCGGCCCACAGCAAGAGGATTGAGAAGTTCTTCGACATCACCGGCGACATCTACGACGAACTTTACGCAGCTCAGGGCGGTAAATGCTTTGTCTGCCAACGAGCTACCGGCAAGGCTCGACGACTCGCGGTAGACCACGACCATAACTGCTCGGAGAATTGGAACAACAAACCAGACGGCCATGATCCAAAAGTGGGCTGCCGCAAGTGTATTCGATGCCTGGCGTGCGGACCATGCAATAAGGACGTGCTCGGCAGACTCGACGCCGCAGCGCTTCAGCGAGCTATCATCGTTTCCATCGATCCACCAGCACAAAAGGTGCTGAAATTGTTGGAGGGAGAGGTCAATTGAATGAGGTAGCAAAAGCGTTGTGGGACACCAGCACTGTGTGGTTGCAGCACGCCCACGACGTAGACGACATCAACACTACCATCGCCTACACTGGCCTTGCTGAAATCGCTTTGCAGCAAGCACAATTCGCGGTCAACAATCCCGACCTTGTGATGGGCCTCGACGCGATACCACAACCGGATGAAAACACGCCCGCACCAATAGGTCCCACGCAGGGTCCACGATTCTGGGGAGCGCCGCAGCAATGAAGTGTGAGAGCGGCAACTGTACAAGGCAGGCCGTGTACCACTGCAATATCAAATCCTTTGATCCCAAACCTGTTTCGTATTGCAGGGACTACTGCCCAGAACACACAAAAGACTTGGTCGACGGTATCGCGAGAGTCGTTGCGACCAACAACCTCGACGGCGGACTGCACGAATACCTCGAAGTGGAGCACGTGAATGCCGAAGTATCACAAGCGAATTGAAACATGTACGGTATGCGGCCGATCCACGAATCACGCGTACATGTGCAGACGATGCGCGAACGAAACGCATGACCTGCTCGTAGGCTCGCGAGAACCAGACGGCCAACCAGGTATCACCTGGTACGCAAAACGCTTGCGGGAGAGTGCCTACCGGCAGACTCGACTAGCTCGGTCGCTGTCGTCTCGCACCAGCACTACCGATTACGCGTTGCTCGGAAACAAGCAAGCGGCCGAGTTACTAGCGAGAATCGGCACTGTGCTCGCACGCTGGGAGGCTATTTGCGACCGGCTACGTGCCACGCACAGCCCCGAAACGGGTTGGGTGCATACAGGACACCCGACAAAGGATTACGAGCGCCTAGAGGTCAAGCGCGCCAGATACATCGCGAGCAATGTCGTACTGATCAGGCACCATTGCGCCGAGGCAGCACGCCTGCACGCGGAATTGCTCGACTGTGCTCGCAATGGTTGGCGAATCATCAACCGGCCCAACGATGTTTGTTGCGGACCATGCCCAACCATGATTCAACAAGATAAAGAGTTAAAGCCTTGCGGCACACTGCTTTACGCCGAAGAGGGAGCGACCGGCGTGCAATGCTACCTCTGCCACACCAACCACAGTGTCGAGACATTGCGAGACATGTTGAAGCAACAGGTATCCGGAATGTTGTTCACCAGAGCCGAATTGGTGAACCTGATGGCAACACGGCTCAACGATCCCATCAAGCAAACCACGTTCGGAAAGTATGTGCGTACCAAGCGATTACAGCCTCGCGAGATACGGCGTGAAACCGACGACGACGGCAACGTAGTCGAGATTCCCATGTACACCTACGACGACGTGTGCGCTGCACGCGCACAAGACAATCGGCGGTCAGCATGATATTTTGCCGTCGTTGTCTGCGTGTCATTTGCGAGGGTGTGCGTTGTCCATATTGTGGCCTATCGAGGTACGACCAGTGAAACCAGAGGACATAGCACACATCGACGCGCTGCTATCCCGTATAGATTCGTTGGTGGACGAGGGCAAACCCATAACTGAGTCAGATGACTCAGTCGGTATCGGAACGGGCATATACGAAGCGCCCCAACAGTTTTCGATGAAAATAGTGGAGGATGACACGCCGTGAAAACTTGGTTGTTGCACGATGATTCGCGCTATCGTACACTCGCGGTGACAGCCGTGAACGCTGCCAGAAAACTTTTGACATGCCAAACTCCCTGACGTACTTCCGTGTTGACGGCGCGTGGCGCGACGTTGAACAACCAATAGTCGGCGTTGGTGCAATCGCACCACAGGTCGACGACGTGAGTGCCTACGTCGATTTTTTCCCCGGCGTCGAGAAGTCTGCCCTACCAGGTGGATTGACGCTGTACGTTCCCAACTATGAAACGTACGGCGATACCGAGCTAACGCTCGCTCCAATTACCGGCCGCACCATGGACGCTCGGTTGTGCACTATCGCCGTCGGTGACCCGAATGGCGTTGAGCTAGTTGCCAATTCGGCTTGGCTAGACTTCGGTGAACCGCTGTTCTATCACGTACGATTCCGAAACGTCTCGTACGGCGGTGCAGGACAACGACTTTCAAACTTCGCGTTCCAAGCGCCCACCGACGCAAGTCCGATCATTCTTACGAGCGTCACGCTCGAACGGTTCGACTACTGTGGCCCGTGACGTTGTCGTAAAGCCAAGGCGCGCAAGGAATTCCGGTACCGGCCTCGACAGCCAGGCTTGGCGTGTTTTGAAGCGAAAGTTCAAGGCGCACTGCAAGTCTCGCAATCTGCCTTGCTGGTATGCGGAGCATGGCAAGTGTACGTTGCACGGTGCGCCCATTGATTACGAGGCGCATCCTCAGACGGCGTACGCGTTCGAGGCCGACCATCGCAAGCCTCGTAGCACGCACCCTCACCTAGCGCTGGTGTGGACGAACCTGCGACCGAGCCATTGCAGATGCAATCGTACACACCAACACCGCTCGGATTCCGTTGTGGCGCAACAGGATTGGGTTAGGCCGAGGTTCTGATGATTGGGCTAGGGAAGGCACGTGCAATGATGAAACGTGGTGGCGCACAACATGATTCACTACGTGACATGGTGTACGGCAAGGCTCCCAACGTGCTCGGCCTGCGTGACCTGGTGTTCGGTATCTGCGCCCTGGTGGTGCTCGCCTGCATTGCCCTTGCTATATGGGTACTATGGCCGAAAGATCCTTGGGCACAACAGGATTCAGATACTACGAATCATGGTGCAGCACAGTACGTTTCACCAGTGCTACCCCACTGCAATGAGCAGTGCCTATTGCCTGGTAGTACCGTGCACGAAACACGTTGGCGCACAACATGATTCACGTGCACGAATTGTAGTGCAGCACAGTGCTATTGGAGGGTGACCGTCTGCCTAAGATGGTATCCATCCACGTTGTACCAATTCCCTTGCAGCACAACACAATTCATATGCGTGAAAGGTACTGCGGGACAACGACTTTCAAAGGGAATACCTTACTAGGTGGGATACCCTGCCAGGGTATGCCCTAAAGTATGTGTAACCGCCTCGAACTAGTTAGTGTAACCGACCTATCTGCCACTCCGTTGTACCAAGCTATGTACCACGACGCTCTGACCTGCGGTTATGCCGAGCCAGCAAACACGGTGACCATCCAAATAACGCCCTGACCTGCATAAATGAGGGGGGTTGAACAATCCAGCAAACGTCAACCACCCCGCTGCTCGGCACTCGGAATTTTCGCAACAACGGGTTCCCGGAAAATCGACGCAAAAGTGCAGGTCAGAGGCATTTCTGAGCGAACTGAGATGCTTTGTGGCACAATGACTTTCAAGACGGCCCATTTATCCGAAACGAGCAAACCAAGTGTCTGTAACTGGCGATTCCAACGACCCTATACCCCATGGGTTGAAGGGTGCCCGCAAGCCGTGGTACTGCGACTGTACCGTATGCAAGGATGCGATCAACGAGTACAACCGTGCAGGCCGTGCACGGCGCAAGCAGCAGCGTGAGGCACGGCAGGCCGACGAGCTTGCCGCGCAGCGTGCGAAGCGCAAGGGCAAGCAACCGCCTATCTCCACCAAGGGAATTCGTGCGGCGGCAGCTAAGCGGACTGAGTCGTCTGACTCAGTTGCCAAGGGGCGCATGGAGAAAGCGGTTCTGGCGGAATGCGAAGCGCTGGAACGTGCACGCACTCGGCCGACGTTGGTGGTCGCTGCGTGCAACCTAGCGAAAATCGTTGATAACCCGAAACTTTCGAGTATTCACACGCAGACGACTAAGCAGATCATGGCGATTCTCGCTGACTTGCACGGGGATACGGAGAAGGCTAAGGCGACGGGCAAGCGCAAGTCCGGTGGTCGATTGGCTACGGTAGGCGCTCTGACGAAAGTGAAACGGGCACAGTAGATATGGCTCACGTGACGTTCGACGCAAAGGGCAACATGTTGTTCGACGGTAAAAAACTGTCGAAAACGGCTGCCAGGAAACAACATAAAGAACGCGTCGAGGCGACGAAACCTCACCCGTTGTGTCTGTACGTCACTCACGACGAGGAAGGCGTTCGTCACTTCTTTCGTGGCGACGAGGAAATATCGGAAAGTGTTTGGATACAACAGCATCCACACCTGAGAGATAGGAAAATCAATGGGAGAGACGGAAGTTCGGACAGCGGACGGCTCGGGGCAGGTGCGAACGCAGTCGGCTCAGACGGACCCGAAGTCCAAGGCGGACAAGGCAACTCCGGCGAAGCGGGCCGGAAGCAACGCGCCGCAGAGCGTCAAGCCAAAGCTGAACGAGCGCGGCGTGCCCGTGACGAATTGGGACAACCCGAAGAACGACCCGAATAAGCGCGAGCACGTCGGCAACGACCCCGAGGGAAAGAAGAACAAACTCTCATGATCATCCTCGGTCTGATCCTGCTTGTGTTGGGACTCTTCCTGTTTCGGCCGTTGGCGTGGGTCGGCGGCGTCCTGCTGCTGATCGGCCTGGTGCTGTGGCTCGCTGCGGTGCCGGGACCTGTTGGCGCGCACTGGTACTGATGGCAACGGTTCTCGGCTGCACCACTCCGAGGATTTGGACGAAACCGCTTGACTCGCACGTGAATCCGCTGACAGGTGAACTGTTAGCGGATTTCACGGACGGGGAGGCGGCGATCAAGTTCGCGACCGACATACTCGGAATCACGCTATTCCCTTGGCAGGAATGGTTTTTGAACCATGCGCTCGAATTGGACGCTACGGGAAGGTTTTACAGGTTCCGCATCGTCATCTGCATGGTGGCGCGGCAGAACGGAAAAACTACCGTAGAGAACATTCTGGCGTTGTGGCACTTGTATTCTCTGGAATCCGGCCTAGTGATCGGCACGGCGCAGAACCTCGACCGTTCCGAGGAAGCATGGAAAGACTGCCTGGCGCTCGCCGAGCTTCAAGACGACCTCAACGAAATGATCGAGGAACGAAACTTCGGTCATCCCAAGTTCTTTAACCTCGACAACGGTTGCGAGTACAAGGTGGTTGCCGCTACCGGCAAGGGTGGCCGTGGATTCTCCGGTGACCTGATTCTGCTGGATGAGCTTCGCGAGCACCACAATTGGGATTCGTGGGCCTCTGTGACGAACACGATGAACGCTCGGCCTCTTGCGCAGTGTTTCGCGTTTAGCAACGCAGGAACCGATCTGAGCGTCGTACTGCGGTACCAGAGAGCATTGGCGCACAAGGAATTAGGCTGGCCCGACGGCGACGACGACGCGGACCTAATCGGCGGTGACGCCGACATCTGGGCTGGCCTGAATCCCGAGGATTTGCCGGATGGTTGGGACGAATTGACCACGGGGTTCTTCGAGTGGTCGGCGGCGTTGGACGCGAAACGCACTGACGTGCAAGCGATTGCGCAAGCCAACCCGGCGTTGAACTACCAGGACATCGCGTTCAACTGTCCGACGACTCGTAACCTGATTGCATCCCTGAAGGGTACTCCCCCAACGGAATTCGATCAGGAGGTTCTTTGCAGGTTCACGGCCGGTAACGACGGCGGGCCGTTCCCCGAGGGATCGTGGGAAGCAACGACCGACCCCGAAGCGTACCCCGGTGACGACGCGGAAATTGTTGTGTGCGTTGAGATTTCAGAACGGCGTGAGCTAGCGTACGTTGCGCGTGCAGGCCGATACGTCGAGGAACTGAAAGACATTGCGGTAGCAGGTATCTCGGAAGAGTTGCCGCTGGCTCAGATCGTGCAGCACTTGATTGATACGCGAGAAACGTACAAGGGTATAGTGATTCGCACTGAGACTGGCGCACCGACCGTGAATCTGTACGAGGACTTGCGCAACGCCACCGACGAGACGGGCGACTCGGTACGCCTGCCGCTGATCGAGTGGTCTGGTTCTGACATTCAAGCTGCACACGCGGACATCACGGATCGGTTGGCGCAGAAGCGAATTGAGCATCTACCGCACAGAGGTTTGGACACCGCAGCGCTCACGGCGTTGCCGCTACTGAACCCGGCTGGTGGCTGGCGCGTAGACATCAAGCATTCACCAAGTGACACAGCAGTTTTGTACGCCGTCGTTGGTGCGGTGTGGGGCATGGATCACCTGCCCGAAGAGGTTAGCATCTACGCGACACGGGGCGTGCGCGTCATACAGAGACGAGGTTTCTAGTGTTCGCTTGGCTCGCAACGATTGCCGCCGTTATCTTCGGCTTGCCGTGGGTAATCGTTTGTGTCGCATACGTTCTCATTAACGCTAAGAAAGCCAAGCGTTATGCAGTAACTCTGAAGAATAATGAGGGTGCTTTTGTTGCACTTTGTACTAAAAAGCGTTGGGACCGTTGGACTTTCGAGGACATACGGATCACGCCCAGCCAACCAGGCGGTATTGTAATGCACGCTGCGCCAGGGCAATTGCACGTACCGTACCGAAACATCTTGTACTACCAGGAGATTCAGGAGACAGCGAATGCTGCTGAGTAGCGGGGTATTTCGTCCGCTAGTGCCAACCACGGCATTCGCGGAGACTTCCCCACAGTTGAACCAGGCGTACTTTGCGCCTCGCACGGGAATCGAGTTGCAACACCACGTTGCAACCTACGGGCTGATGTATCGTGTTCAGCCACACCTGTTTACGGCAATCGACAAGGTCGCAAACCTGATCGCCAAGTTGACCATCGGCGTGTACGACACCGCACCAGACAGCGGAGACATCCTCGACCGAAAAGGCCCGTACGCCAAGCTAATGCGCGACCCGTGCCTCGACATGCCTCGGTTCAAGTTCTACCACTGGCTCGCCACAACCTACGAAATATACGGCGAGGCATACCTTTTGAAGTCTCGTATGCCCACCCTCGATGGGTCACGCGGCAAGATCGCCGGGTTCGTGCCCATGCACCCCGTGAACACGTACATTCGGCGAGGCGAAAACGGTGATCTGCTATACGGTTTCACCGGCGCACCAGACATGTGGTTCACCGAAACTGAGGTCATCCCATTCCGGCGATACAACCCCGACAACACGATGCGCGGACTATCCCGTATGGAACCGCTGCGGCAGACACTCAAGAACGAGGACAGCCTGCGGCGAGCCGCAAACAGCTTGTCGGACAACATGCTTCGACCGAGCTACGTACTCAGCACTAGCAAGGTTCTCAACGATGCAGCGTACAAACGAGTCGAGGCTGCCGTGCAGTCCGCTAGCGGTGTCGACGGTGCGGGCGGCGTTATGCTGCTAGAAGATGACGTGACCGCTACGCGGATGCAGCTTGACGCCGAGGAAATGCAGTACATCGAAACTCGAAAGCTAAACCGCTCAGAGTGTTTCGAGGTTTACGACCTGAATCCCGCTGCGGCGCAGATCAACGACAACACGACGCAGACCAGCTACGAGCCAATGACCAAGGACGTGTACAAATCGTCAATCGACCACCGGCTCAAGGACTTTGAGTCTACGTTCGACTTCTACGTGGGCTGCGAATTCAACGGGCCGAAGGAATTCCGCTTCGAGGTCAACAACCAACTCCGAGCGGACATCGAGGTTCTAGCGCCAGCCATCGTGCAGCTAGTGCAGTCCTACGTGATGAAACCAGCGGAAGGCCGTATGTGGCTTGGACTTTCGGACGCAGGACCAGACGCAGACCAGTTGTTCGGCAACCAGGCGCTCAAGAGTCTGGCGGGCACCATGGACGCGGAGAAGGCGGCGAAGGACTTGGCGGCGAATCCTCCACCGACGCTTGCACTTCCGAGCGCGAACCCGTCGAACAATGCCAACCCGAATCCGCAGGGCGATTTGCCGAAACGTGTTCCGGCGCTTACGGATAAGGCGAAGGGATACATGAACGACATCTTCGCAGGGTTGGGACGCGGGAAGCGTTGGGACGAAGTAGCTTTCAAGTTGTTGGATCGAAACCCGTTGGACCGGCAGGACATTCAGGTAGCCTGCCTGCACATTTTGATGGAAGGCAAGTAATACCATGGAGATTAAGACAAAGGCGGCTGCGGCCACCATCGAGGATACGTCGGCAAGCGCAGACGAATTCCCCGGCACGTTCACAGTCGAACTCACCAACGAGACGCTGGACCGTGACGGCGAAACGCTGAAGGGCGACGAGTGGGAAACCCCACTGCCAGAACAGATCACGTTCGTCAACGACCACACCCACAAGATGGCGAGCGTAGTCGGTTCTGCCGTACCGGAATTGGTGAATGGCAAGATCATTTGCAAAGGCACGTGGGCGGCAACGCAGAATGCGCAGGAAACCCGCAAGGTGATTCCTCACGTACCGTACGTGTCGGTTGCGTTCCGAGAGAAGCGGGATCGCAAGGCGGGTACCATCGCTCGCGAATTGATCAACGGCTCATTCGTCGTGGTCCCCGCGAACCCCAACGCGAAAGTGTTGGCGAGCAAGAGTGTTGACGAATTGGACGACGACACGCTACTCTCCGACCTGACAGTCAAGCAGTTCTCGGAATTGCTTGCCAAACAAGAGTTTCCGAAGGCACCGGATGGCGCACCCGAGCAGGGTCCGACCGACGAATCCGCTGACCCAAAGAAAGACGAAGCAGCCGCACTCTCCGTTGCGAAGGCCGCTGCCGATCAAATCCTCAGTAAGACAGCGTAATTCAAGGAGAAAAGGACAATGGTCAACGTACTGGAATACAAGCAGAAGTCGGTCGAACTCAAGAACGAGGTCGCCGCAAAGCTGAAGGCGGTGAACGAAAACACCATCACCCCAGCGGAATTCGCGCAGTACATGGAGAACGCCAAGAAGCAGGACGAGGAAATTTCCGGCGTCATCAAGGCGTACGACATGGCGGGCCGTCTCGGCAACGGCGGCGGCGCGGACGAGGGTGAGGGCGCACCGCCCGAGCAGCCCACGTCGCTGAAAGCCAAGCGGGCACAAGAGAACTGGGCGCGCTACAAGCAGCTTCAGACGATGGCTGCGGAGAATGCCCGCAACATTGTTTCGGGCGGCAGCGGCAAGCGACAGGGTGAAGTCAGTTTCGAGATTGCCCTGAAGCGTCTCGGCGCAGACCCTTGGGAAGTCAAGATTCCCGAGGATCACGAGTACGGCATGAAGGCACAGGGTGTCGCGGGCTTGCAGGGTGTAACTGCAAGCGGCACAACGGTTCCCCCCGCTGGCTATCTGGCACCAGGCCAGGTGTTCCTCGCGGGCGGCGCTGCTGGCACGCTGGTCGAGCCTGACTTCGAGCCGGGTATCGCGGAACTTCGGTTCTACCCCAACGTGATTGAGTCGCTGTTCCCCAGCGTCCCGGTCAACGGTGGTGTGGTGTCGTACGTCAAGCAGACGGGTTTCACGAACAACGCAGCGGCCACGCCCGAAGGCGCGACCAAGCCGACTTCGTCTGTGGCAGTTACGCGTTACGCCGACACTATCGGCAAGATCACGAACCTGGAACGGGTCACCGACGAAACTATCGAGGACGCCCCGCAGTTCTGGGCGCTAGTCCAACAGGATGGCGTGCTCGGCGTGTCCCGCAAGTTCGAGGTCGAATTGCTCGCTGGCACAGGGATGCCCGGCATTCTGGGTCTGCTCACTCGCAACACGGCGGCCGGTGGTCTGTCGTACCCGAGCGGGTTCCTCACCCCGACTGTCGTGACCGCTTTGACCAACGTGGCAATCGGCGGCGGCGTCGGTTCGGGTACTACGGCTGACACGGTTGCGACCGTGACACCGGGTCGGAAGTACACGCTCCCAACGGATTACACCAAGGGAACGGCAGCGGCGGAAGCGCTGTTGCAGGCGATCACCGATATTCGGGTGACGTACTTCTTCGAGCCAGATGCCATGGTGCTCAACCCAACTGACTGGACAACCATTCGGTTGGCGAAGGACGCGAACGGCCAGTACCTCGGCGGTTCGTTCTTCGGTACCAACTACGGCGTTGCAGCCAATTCGGGCAACGTCGGAATCGAGCAGGACCTCACTCTGTGGGGCAAGCGGGTTGTCTCGACTCCCGTTATGCCACAGGGACTCCCGCTCGTTGGTGACTTCCGAGACGGTGGCAAGATTCTCCGTCGCGGCGGTATGCGAGTGGACGTCACCAACATGAACGGGTTCGATTTCGAGCAGAACCTCTGGACGATGCGCGCCGAGATTCGTGCGGGTCTTCAGGTGAAGCGGCCGGAACTGTTCGAGATCGTGCAGTTCGCGTAAACCCTTACGGGACAAGGGATTACGTAGGTTGGGAGGGTTGGTGTGGCACGGGGTCGATTGGTCGTCTCCCCCGTGCCACGCCACCCAACCGTCTGAGTCACATGACTCAGTTGACTTGAGGGAGAATAGAAATGCCCGGTACATGGCCTTACGAGGATGACGAGAGCGACCTTGGGATCACGCACGAATACGGCAATGACTTTGCGGTAGACGTGGTTTCGACGTTCCCCGGTATCGACGGCGGCGACGGCCAACCCAAGACAGTAGTGGTGAGGAAGCCCAGGCCATGACCGATCCCCTTTTGTCCCCAACAGATTTCGCGAGTTTCCAAGCTAAGGACCCGAATTGGTTCCTCGGCGCGGCCGGTGAAACTATACGGGACAGATGCGGCTGGCACATCGCGCCCGTCGTCTCGACTACCGGCTACAAAGCGAAGATCGGAAACAAGGGCATCATCATGCTGCCCACACTCAAGCTGGTAAGCGTCGAAAACCTAACCATCGCAACGTATCCCGACAACCCGCTCGACGCAACGATGTACGAGATACACGAAGAGGGCTGGCTGCAATTCCACGGCTACCTCGGACGGCGCGGCCGAAACGCCAGCGTCACAGTCGATTTCACGCACGGCTACGAAGAGGTCCCGCGAGCCGTCGCCGAAGTAGGGTTTGAGTTGACCGGGCGCACCATGGAGAAGCCGACCGGCGTCGTGAAACACATGACCCGTGGCCCAACAGATTTGGACTTCCTAGAATTCGGCGCTGTCCTCTCTGACGACCAGATAAAGCGCCTTGGGCCGTACACCCTAACGAGGGTCTGAAAATGCCTGTGCTGGACGCTGAGGTACCCGTAATGCACCGTGTGTTCGTGCAGAACACCGGCCCGCAGCCACACCATGGAATGTCCGACGAGGGAACGCTTTCCGACCCTATTGAGCGGTTCATTTACCAGGTGTACCCGGCGCGCTGGCAGCGTCCGATACCAGACCCAATCGACCTCGAAAACTACGACAAGACGATCAGCAATTTCATCATGGACGTGCCCGACAGCAGCGTTTACAAGAAGCGGGATCAGGTGCTAGTCAACGGAATTGCGTTCGAGGTTCAGGGGCAACCTGGCCTCGAAAGCTGGTCTAGTGGTATGCAGATCATGAGCGAATACGACGACATGTTCGGCGGTCAAGTACTGATTAGGCGGGTGACGTAAATGGCTGTATTCAGCGGCAGCGGAAGCGGTTTCGGACTCAAGGTCGATCTAAGCCAGGAGTACGACGCGGGTATCACACCCGAGATTGACCAGGCGATCCGGCACATGACCGTGGTTGAATTGTATTGTCGCGGAAGGGCAATGGACCTTAAGACCAAGGTGGGCAACAACTTTCGGCTCGTCGCCCAGACCGACCCTCACTCGCAACGTCCTCGGTTCTACGTCACGCCCGCCAATCGCGAGGGTATCCACGAGGAACTGTCGCAGGCCGTGCTACTCAAGGCAGCGCTAGGGATGAGCGGGCAGTGACCAATTACGTTGTGCCACCATTGGATTCAGCGGACGTGCAGGACTTGGGGATTTTCTACTTCACGCCGTTGATTGCGCCGACGCTGATTGATTCGCGGCTGCCCGACGTAGCGAACAACGCCGACACCGTCAACGGGTTCGTCACTATTGAGGCAGCGCCAGGAACGAGAGTTGGTCTGGCGCAATGGGATTTGAGTTTCATTCTGCATGCGTACTCGCCGAGCGAGTACGAGGCCGCTACCATATCGCGCAAACTCATGGCGTACGGTACAGCAGTGCAAGGACTAACCGTAATGGGTTGGTACATAGTCGGTTTGGTGAATGCAATTGGGGGAGAACAACTTCCAAACCCCGACATCGAGCTTCCACGTTATCGCTCTGCGTTGACATGGAGGGTGCAAGGCCACCCAATCTAATTGCATACCAACCGAATACACAACTGAATACACAACTGAATACCAGAAAACAACCGAAACACATTGAAAGGCAAGCATTATGACTGCACCCGTGCCAGTTACAGCTGATAGCGTGCTGGAACTACTGGCTCCATCACCACGCACCAGTGGATCGATTCTCTGGGCACCCATCGGAACTGCCCTTCCCACAACGAGTTACGCCGACCTCGACGGTACGCCGTCAACCGGGTTCGCCGACCTCGGGTTCGCCGACGACAACGGACTCAAGCAGCGTGAAACCCGCTCCACGACAGACGTTTTCGTCTGGGGCGGCGACCTCGCGGGTACGTTGCAGACGCAGTACGACAGGACAATGACGTTCCGGCTCATGCAATTCCGCAACGTCGAGGTCTTGAAAGCCAGCTTCGGAATCTCCAACGTTTCAGTCGTCGCGGCGACTGCGACGAACGGCAAGGAAATCGCCGTCAAGTTCAACCCCAAGTTGCTCGACACGCGCTCGTGGGTGTTCGACGGTTTCTACGCGGAAAACCTTGTCCGCATTGTCATTCCGATTGGACGCGTCGTGACTGTCGGTGAAATCGACATGACCCACAAGGCGTACATGACCATCGAGTGCACGCTCAAGGCGTACCCCGACAGCAACAAGAACCACGGGTACCTCTACGTCAACGACGGGCAGACCACGTAAGATGGCTACCGCAGCGAAAAGGACTGGCGCACGGTCGAATACGGCCAAAAAGAAGCCGCCAGCCCAAGAGGTAAACCTACTCGAAGGGTTGCCCTCGCCCGACAAGGCAGCGGAGAAGCTGTCGCCGTATCCTGAAGGGGTGCAGTACTTCTCGTACCAGCCCAAGAGCGGTGACGAGCCAATCCTGTTGGCTATCAACGGTTTCGACCCACCGGACAAACTCTGGTTCTTCGACGTGGCGCAGCTTCCCAGGCTCGCGCAAACGTGGAAGTGGCTGGACCGTGCGAGAGTCCCGAAAGACATTCAGCGCCAGGCCCAAATCCTGCCTGACGGTGAGTATTTCGAGATGTTCGACCAGTGGTTCGAGGTCATGAAAGCTGCACGCGGCGGCGGGCCGAAGGGCGCGGTTACGTCGGGGAAATGATTGCGCTCGCTGCGTGCATAAACGAACACTGGCACGCAGTCGAGCGTGACCTACTCGACCTCGGGTACCACGCCGACGACATCGGTACGAAACTTACTGTCTGCGAGTTCATTTCGGTTGTTCTGGCTGCACCGCCCGGTACTGCTGTTCATCACTTTGACCAAACGCGTTGGTCACGCACCGACGAGTTGATTGCGAATCTTGGTGAGCAGCAAGCCGGGTTGGTGAGCCTGAACGCGAGATACCCTCGGCCAGAGGTAGATTCGGCTCCAGCTTCAAAACCGTTGTCGGACAAGCACGGTACCGTCACAGCACCGTACATGGGAATCCCGTTGGAGGCCCATCCCGTTGACGAATTCACGGCGAAACTCCGTGAGCGCCAACGCATAGCGCGTGAGGAAGCTAATACATGACAACGCCAGGCGGTCATGGCAGTAACGAGATAAACCTTGCGGCACTGTGGGTTCCGGTCATGCCGGAAACGTCCAAGATGGCACCCGAAATGCGCAAGGCGGGTGAGGAATCCAAGCGCCAATTCGAGCAAGGGTTCAACACAGGCTCGTCGCCAGAAGCCATGGGGCAGAGCTTCGTTGGGAAGTTCACTCAGACAATCGGGCAGGGACTCCAAGGGTTCGAGTTGCCGCTCGGCATGTCGAAAGCTATCGACAAATTCGGCACCGAGGTCGACACCAAACTCATCAACAAACTCAAAGGCGAAGCGTCCGACGCACTTTCAAAATACCGCCAAGAGTACGAGAACCTGACAGCGGCGGAAAACCGTGCGGCAGAAGCGGAACAAAAGGTTGCGACGGCGCGGTCGAACGGGTTTAACAACGCGTCGGTCATGCTGCCGCTCATGCAGCAGCAGACCAAGGCGCAGAACGAACTTGAGGCAGCGCACAAGAGTACTGGTGTGGCGCTTGAGGATTACAACACCAAGGTCACCAAACTAGGTGACGCGATGCCCAGAGCGGCGGCTGGCGGCGAGATGCTTGCTGGTGTCATGGGTGGCCTCGTTGTTGCTGCCGCACAACAACTTACGGGCGCAATCGATGCCGTAGCAGAGAAGATCATTGAGGGTGCCGTCGAGGCATTCAAGATGGGCATTGAGGGTGCCAAGGAATTCGCCGAGAAGATGCTCGAACTCGGCGAAACGTACGAACAGGTCGAGCACCAGGTTGTCGAATTCTCTGGTGGCACAAGCGCACAACTAGAAGAACTCTCCACTCACGCCCAAAGGGTGTTCTCTACCTTAGACGTTGCCGGTAACAATACCGGAAAGACTATGGCGCAGTTCGCATCTATGCTGAACATGGAGCCTGGTCCCGCACTCGACGCGCTCACCAAACACGTCGTGGAATTGCAAGGTCGTTTCTCCGATTTGAAGGGGGATGACCTTGCGTCTATTTTTGTTGCGTTCAAAACCCCTGCGGAAGAGACGGATTCGGCGTTGGCGTCGCTGCTGCAAAGCGCACGCAACTCCGGTCAAGACCTCGGGCAACTGACTTCGGCGTTATCTGGTGACGCTGCAATAACTTTGAAGGAAGCTGGCCTGAATCTTCAACAGGCTGGCGCATTTATGGGCGAGCTAATGAAGATGGGCGCACCAGGCCGCTCGGTCATGATGGGCCTGCAAGCGGCGATGAAAGACTTTGCGTCCGAAGGGCTTTCGTTCGGCGACGGCATGAAGATGGCGGGTCAACGTCTAAAAGAGTTGGGGGACACCGCCGCTGGGCAAGACCTAGCCGAAAAGCTGTTCGGCACAAGGCGTTGGGCCGTCGCAATGCAGGCAGTCCAGCAGTACGTTGACGTGGTCGCTAAAGGCCCGGATGCGTACAACGCCAACGCTGCTGGACTCGATGACTTTATCCAGCGGACCCGTACGTTGCAGAACGAATGGGAAGAGGTCAAGCACAAAGTCGAAGCCGCTTTCCTCCCAATGGGTTTGGCGGCAGTGCACCTAGCGAGCACGGGCCTCGACGCGTTGACTCACTACGTCTCCGATCACATGGACACCATTAAGAAAACGGTGATGATCGCTGGTGTCGAAATCATAAAGTTCGCAGCCGATTTGCAGAAGTTCGGCCAAGGCTTGCTCGAATTCTTCGCTCCGATAGCAGATGCTATCTCCACCGTTCTGTACGGTGCAATCGAGGGACTTGCCGGATTCGGTAAGGCCGCAGGCGGATTGATGGAGCACATACCCGGCTTGCGCGACATTGGTCACGGCTTGTCCGACGCGTCCGACGCAGCGGGCAAGATGGGCGACCAGCTTAAGAATCTCAACGTTGGCGACAAGATGCGCGACCTCGCCGATTGGAGCAAGCAACACCCAATCGACGTGGACAAAGCAAGTCAGTCGTGGCTGAACTTCGCGAGTCACGTTGACGACGCAATGAATTCGGCCGATAGCTCAGTTCACAAGTCGGACAGTTGGTTCGGCAATGCCGGATCGAGTATGCCTGGGGTTAGTGGTCCCATGGGGTTTCCGCCAGTCGGTAGCTCGGGCCAATTCCCTTCTCCTGGTGGAACACTCGGCTCCGGCCTGGGGGCGCCAGCGACCGCAGGCCCGCCACCGGCAGGACCGGGGCAGCACCACGCGGATTGGGATGCTATCGCGCAGAAGGAATCTGGTGGTCGGTGGAACGAAACCTTCAATACCGGAGTGCCTTTGGGTGGTGGCCTACAGATCAAGCCCGAAACCTGGTACGAGTTCGGCGGTCTTGCGTTCTCCCAATATGCTTACCAGGCAACGAAAGAACAGCAAGAGGCTATTGCCGAGCGCATCCTCAACGGTTGGGGTAGCAATCCCGGTCAAGGCCCGAAGGCTTGGGACAACGGCAACACCTACGTCGAGAAGAAAGTAAGAGGCGGCGCACCCGGCCGTCCCATCACACAGGGCAGCGGCAAAGACGACGACGTTGCAGCACTACTCAAGCGCGGCGAATACGTTTGGGACACAGACACAGTCGACAAATACGGCTGGCTTATCAAGGCGTTGCACTCGGGAAGTGTCTACGGGTTCGACCAGGGCGGCGGGCTGGATACCCAAGGCGCGCAAGTGGATACGATTGCCGTTGCACGTGCAGCGCAAGCGTTGTTCGGCGTCAACGATATTGGAATGTACCGCAGCCCAGACGGTTACAACGAACACGCATCCGGTGAAGCGGCCGACGTGATGGTCGGCAACAACAAAGCGCTGGGAGACGCTGTCGCACAATACTTCTTGCAGCACGCCGCACAATTCGGAGTGCAGTACGTATTGTGGCAGCAGGCGCAATGGAATCCCGACGGTACTTCTAGCAAGATGAGCGACCGAGGCGGGGCGACGGCGAATCATCTTGACCACGTTCACGTTCGCACGCTCGGCGGCGGGTTCCCGCAAGGCCAGAAACCACAGGGATTTGCAGCGCCGTCTACGGGCCAAACAAGCAATGAGCCGTCCGCTATAGCCCAATACTCAATGGGTGGCGGAGGAACGCTGCCAGGGGGCAGCAATGGTGCCTACTATCCCGGCATGGAGGGACAGTACGGCGGTGCTGGTGTGTACGGCGGCGAAACGTACGACCAACAGGTGCAGGCGCAGCAGAACATACAAGCAGCGAGAGACCGTGCAGCAGACCTCGATTGGACAGTGAAGCAGGCACAGGACCGCATCGCGGACATCAACAAGCAGCTTGCCAACATAGGCGGGGATCGCAAGACAAAGACTGGCGCGCTTGGACTTCCGGTAAAAGAGGACCCGGCGACGGCAGCGCAGAACGCGAAAGCTGATGCAGACAAACGAGATTCACTGCAACGGCAACTCGATGACGCGAACCATTCGCTCGAAGTGGCGAAGCGCGACCGCAGCGAGCAAGACGGCAAGATCACCGAGGCAGAACGCAAAGCCCAAGAGGCGACGTACAAAAAGCCAAGCGCCGCAACAACTTCGGCGGCGAAGGCGTTCCCTGGCGCAGAGCAATTGGGCGCTGGTCTGCTGCAAGGTATAGGGCAGGAACTCGGATTCGGCGACCTGTTCGCGAAGCCACCGTGGGAGTGGGGCGCGGTGAAACTCCTTACGGGAGCGGCAGGTTGGGCACTCGGAACCGCCAACGCATGGTCCGACGCAATCATGGGCGGCGGCAGCGGCAGCAGCGGCGTCAACACGTCCAACGTAGGCGGCGGAATGCTTTCCGGCCTCGCGAGCGGACTCGGAATCAACCTGCCGAAAGCGAATGTTAGTGCAGGAGCTAACATTTCACCAGGCACGGGGATGCCTCAACCGTACGGCGCGCTCGGTCCCGCACCAGGCCCGGTCGTGCAAGGCGACTACCAACCAATTTACGTGTCCCCCAATGTCGATCCGAATGCAATCCTCGGACCCGTTAAGGAACAACAGAATTCACAGAACGCCCAACTACACGGCCAGACCGGAGGACTCCCGTGACACAAGCCATCCCGATACCTGCTGGGCCGTACCTCAAGATACCGGCCGCAGACTATATGCGGCCGGAAGTCGTTGCCACGTATGAACATATCGAGGACTTCCCGTATCCGTTGCAGGCCATGGAAACTGTCATGGTCTATATCGACTACGCGGGCAACGTAACTCACTTGAACGGGCCACTCGCTGGGCGGGAGGGTGTGCGTCTGCACCAGAACTTACAGGGCGAGCACCACTTGTTCTTCGAGCAGGTTGTAACGGAGTCGGCGTATCAATTCGGTGCGACCATCGAACGCGTGAATTACCTTGCGCGCAAGATCAATCTGCGTGTGTTCATCGGCCGTCCCGGCATGAATAACATCACGTACCGTGCGTGTGAGGATCGGTTCTGGGCAGGGCAAGACGAGGTACGCGGCGGATGGTTCGGCGTGTTCACACGATTTAGCGGATGGCGTTGGATTCAGGTGTGGCCCGCGAAAACCGTTGATACAGCACAGAAGAACGACCCCGTGATGTACGACAACAACCAAGCTATCTGGGACATCAACTGGATCGCTCCTGTACCGTACTACAGCACGCCCGCACTAATGACCATGCCGTGGCTCGCGAACAAAGCAGGCGCACCAGACAAAGACGGTTATTACCATGGGACACTTGCCATTCCGAATACCGGCGACATCGGCAGCTACGTCGAATACTTGCTCACCGACTGCGCGGCCGGTACCGACGCCGACGTGATATTGCAGGACAACATTATGGAGCGCGCCGTCAAGGTCGGGCCTCTCTTCGACACTGACGGCCAGGTCACAGTCGACACCGACCCGACGCGGAAAACCCTTCTCTCCGAGAATGATCCGCACGACGACGAGTTCTACAAACTGCTGCGCGCAACGGGCCTGCTGGACTTCCTGCTGTCACCGACGAAAGCGCTTAGCGGAGAACCACTTTGGCTGAGACAGTACATTCGGTTCCTGTACCCCGTTCCTCCAAAGGCTGTGGCGCACTTGCACGTTAAGGCTCGCAACCCCAACGCGCAAATCGTTGTTCGTCTGCCGCAACGGTTTAAGAGGTCACGGTAATGGGCGAGACTCTACTTGGTGTGCCGCTCAACCCATTAGACCACCTGGGCGCTGAGCTACCCATCGCATTCTCCAACGTGTGGAACAACCCGCTCGGGCAACCCTTGTTCCCCACACCGGGCGCGAACGGCTGCCCCAACGGAAAGCAAAGCCCCGCAGGCGCTTTCAATTACATTCGCAACAAGCGCACCATCATCGAGAAGAGTGCGGGCCAGCGTCCGCTATTCCGCTTGGGAGACAAGAACTTAAGCATCGTGGGCGAGCTTTCCGGCGAAATGTCGGCGGAGTTCGAGGAACTGATGGTCGACAGTGGCACGGCGAGATACGTTGTGCGCTACGACAATTGGATGGTCGACTACATCGTCAACCTCACGCGGGTTGAAGAGGACTTACACCTGCTCATCGACCGTGATCCGTTGAACGCCAACGACGCTCGAAAGCGTTGGGGCGGAAAGATTCACACGATCAACATTCAGCGTCACGAGGACGGCACGAGTACCGTTGAGATGCTTGCGGTTTCGATGCGGGAGCACGCGAAACGACTTCTCTTCGCAGCCTCGCCGTTCCTGCCGCCCGAGGTCCAGCTACCCAAAATGTGGATCATGCCGGGACCGATTCGTACGGTACTGTTCATGTCGATGTTCGTCAATCTGGCGCGACTATTCGTGCCTGGATTGTCTTTCCTCACAAACGTTTTCAACCCGGCGTCGTGGCTCAACCCGCTGTCGACCGACTCGCTGTTCAACGTCAATCCAATGGAATGGCCGATACAGGTTGCGTTCGTCAATCCCGTGTCCGACACCAGCATGTGGACGGTGCTCGGCGCGACGTGGACCGACTGGCACAGTGCCACAGGCGATTTGCTCAAAGACGCAGGCTGCATGTTGCGTGCATACACGTATCTCGTTGGGGACGTGTGGAATCCGTACGAGGAACTGTCCGACCTACTCGGACTGAGTCAACTGACTCAGATCGCGAATTCCATTGCGAAGCCTCTACGTAACTGCGTTGTGTTCCGTATAGAAGACAAGTCGGGCCATCGCGGGCCGACCGGCACGGCGTTCGATGGGCTGCTCGACGTGATCGGAGTGAACCTCGATAACTTCTTGTCTACCACCCTGATTGACGCCAACACAGGGTTATCTCTTGACGGGGAGCCAGTTTTCGAGGACAACGGTAGCAACTTCCCGATCTTCTCGTCACTGCTCGGCGTGGCACCCGAAGTGCCCAAGGTGATTTGGCGAGAGGGACAGTTCACCGGACTCATCGACGCAACGCACACACTGCACAAAGGCTCGCCCCGCACGGTGATGACAGGAGGCCGTAGTCCTGCCCTTGTGAACGAGCTTCAGACCTTCGCAATTCGTTGGGGCCTAAGCCAATTGAGCGATATGATCAACGTCGCCATCGGCACGATGATCAACACGGCATTCCAAATGCCAATGACGCCAGGGCTTGACAACCTTTATCAAGGTCAGCTAGATAATGTGCTATTTGCCTGGGAGCGCTGGACAGATCCGTTGCGCGCCTTGTGGAATGGCGATCTGAGCTACCAAGAGTATTTCGAGCGCGGTAGCTCGACGGCGTACACACTAAGCGGAATCCTCACTCTCCAAAGCGCTTTGTGGAAAACGCGTGCATACCAGAGCTTCAAAGCTGTTGTGCGCAACGGTCATCCGCACACACTAACCGTAGACACAGAATTGGGCGACCGCAACGCATTCGAGTTCGATGGCGTGCTGTACGTCGATCAGATTTACGGAGACAAGTGTGCCGTCGACCGAAAGACAGGATTGAAAGATACACTCACCATTGGTGACGACAAAGACAAAGCAGACCCGCAGGCGCGACTCATGCGCGCAGTGCAGTCTATGTACACAATGTTCGGCGCGTTCCTCGGAGAAGGATTGATATTCGGATGACACAACGAAAGCGCAAGCGCAGCAGCAACTTACACCTACTGGACGGCGAGCAGCACCAGGCGCTCGGCCGGTTTCAGAAGGACCTTAAGACGGCGCTGCCGCACATGCAGCAGATGGCGCAAGACGCAAAACGTATGCACCAGGCCATGATTGACGCACCCGTCTGGCGAGTCATGGACAACCCTCGACCCGAGGACGCGCAGAAAGAACCCGAATTGTGGTCGGTCGGCCACGCGAAAATCAACTACGTCGATAACATCAAAACCGAAGGGACACAAGAGAAATGAGTTCGCCAGTCATCCCGTCACCGCAGGCTGAAATCATTCAGCTAAGCGTCGGAGACACGGTGCCCATCGGCACCATCCTCACGCAGATGTTCTTGCTGGGCTTGGTAACCGACATCAACAATCCCAACATGTTCGCCGCAACCATGCAGGCGTACCAACGCCAGGCAGTCCTGACTGTGCCTGTGCTGCAAGGTGTTAAGGGCGATCCCGGCGAGCCGTCGTTTGCACTGCAATGGCAGAATGACGACAAGATCGACCCGTCGCAACTACCGACCGACCTCGGCGACACCGCAGCAGACCGAGGCAAGTTCTGGGTGTTCGGCGTCACCGACGAGAACGGAAACACTGTTGCCACAACGATGTACGTGTGGTGGGGCACCGCGATCGGTTGGCGACAGTTGCCGGTCGGAGCGCCAGGCCCACCTGGGCCGTACCCCATCATCACGCCCAATATCGTTCTGGAAGTACCGGGTTCGGGTCACGGGCCAGGCGGCGTGGACTCGTGGATTCACGTTGACGGCATCGCATCCAACCCCGTGTTCGAGTTCCATATCGCTGCTCCCAGAGGCGTTCCCGGTCCCGCAGCGTCACTCGGTGAAGCGCTCGATGTCGATTTCACAACGCGTGCACCACAAGCCGGGGACACGCTGGTCTGCACAGAGAGGTTAACCCCTGGTGCCCCAACGTCATTGGGGATTCTCCCGCACACTACGGGAGGCGCGCTGCCAGCGGGTACCTACTTCTACAAGGTGACCGCCACCATGACGAACGCGGAAACCGTTGGCAGCAACGAAGTTACGACCGGCGCGCTCACCGGCACAACCAACAGTGTTGACCTGTCGTGGAGTGAGCCACCCAACTCAGGTGCTACGGGATATAACATCTACCGTGGCACCGCAATTGGGCAGGAGAACGTGCTCGTCGCGAACATACCCGACGCTAGCATTACGACGTTTACAGACGTGGGTGGACCGACCTCGCCCATGCCCATGCCAAGCGTGGGATTGGTTGCGGGACGCAAGATTTGGGTTCCGAAGGCACCTACGCAGCAGTACGGAATGATTTACACCATTCCCGAGGCGGCGTTCACCAGCGCAATGGGCATCGGCGGTGCGACACAACCGATCTGCACGTTCGACGTGCCAGCGCAGGATTGGCCTTGGAAGCCAATCGTTTTCGGCCAGGTGCAAATCTTCGGACTCAACATTTCATTCACGCCGCTGCTCGTCGGCGCGGAGGTACTGCTGGGCGATCCGACCACGGGCCAGCGGGTTGCACGCGGATTCGGAAACTCGTTGGGCTACACCACATTTATCCCGCACCCTTCGGGACCGGACAACACGTCGGCCGCTATCACACCGAGCAACGCGCTCGGCCTGGTGCCAGCGGGCCAGACCGGCAAACTGTACTTCAACCTCGTAAACCAAGGCATGGCAGGCGTTTACGACTTCACGGCGGTTAACTCCGGCGCGTTCGTCGTGGCCTGGCCTGTTCCGCAGTAAGGCAAAACGACTGTGCCAAACAGTATTTCGCTGCTCCCCGCCAACTTTAATCAGGTCCCCAACGACCCGACTAAGCAGATCAACGGCGACCCAATGGGTTTCGTGGGGGACAATCCGTTCCTCACGATGACCGAGGATATTATCTTCGGCGCAGCGAACACCCTCATCGAAATCGTTGACTACGTAACAGGATTGGACCTGTTGCCTGCTGCGAAAATGTTGGAGGACTTGCTTGGTTCGGCGCTCGGCGGTTCGGGCGCAAGCGGTTTCGCATCATTCCTCGACAACCAACCATCCACCGACCCGACGCTCGGACTACCGACGCCGTCGACCAGTCCTGTCGGTTTGTTCTCGGGGATAATCTCTTGGATCACAAGCGGTTTCGGGTTGCTCGGTGGCGGCGGCTCGCTGCTCGGTTCGATCATAGGTGTCATCCCCGGCATCGTCGGCGGGTTGACCGGACTAACCGGGTTGGGTTCAATCTTCGGCGACCTGTTCGGATTACTAGGTGGCCCAACAGGAGTCGGCTCCGGTTCACCAGTCTTGCCTATTATCGGTAGCATTCCGATCCTCGGCCCGCTATTGTCCGGTGGCATAACGATTCTCGGCTCGCTGATCCCCGGCCTCGACGCATCTAAGATTGTGTCTGGTACATTCGGCGCGGGCCTATTGCAACCGTTCATCGACGCAGTGTCCCAAGGTTTTGGCGGCACAACAGGTTTGGGCATACCAGGTCTGCAATCGTTCCTGTCCACGCTGTCGCTCGTCGGCGTAGCGTTCGATGACATCATCAGTCTCATCCCCGGTATCGGCTCAGGGCTAAGTGGCTCAACAGGTTTGGGATCAATCTTCACCGATTGGCTCGGATTGTTAGGCAGCCCAACAGGATTGGGTACCGGCTCAGCGAGCTTGCCCGGTATCGGTAGCATCCCCATCCTCGGCGGGTTATTGTCCGGTGGCATAAGCATTCTCGGCTCACTCATCCCCGGCCTCGACGCGTCCAAGATTATCTCCGGTACATTCGGCGCGAGCATCCTGCAACCCGTAATCGACGCTGTATCACAGGGATTCGGCGGATCGACTGGCCTCGGGTTCGGCGGTCTAACATCATTCCTCGGCGGTCTGTCGTTCGGCGGTATCAGCTTTGACGACCTCATCGCACTCATCCCCGGTATCGGGACAGGGCTAAGCGGCTCAACAGGATTGGGTTCGATCTTCACCGACCTGTTCGGATTACTAGGCAGCCCAACGGCTGTCGGCTCCGGTTCGCCGGTACTCCCTGTTATCGGTAGCATTCCGATCCTCGGGCCGTTATTGTCCGGTGGCGTAAGCATTCTCGGCTCGCTCATCCCCGGCCTCGACGCGAGCAAGATTGTCTCGGGCGCGTTCCCTATCAGCATGATCACCAGCCTCGCAACGCTGCTCGGTGGATTCGGTACTGGCTCAAGCATTCTCACGCAGCTAATCGGTATCATCCCCGGCATCGCGGGCGGGTTGACCGGGCTAACCGGACTCGGTTCAATCTTCACCGACCTGTTCGGAATCGTAGGTAGCCCAACGGCTGTCGGCTCCGGTACGCCAGTCCTCCCCGGTATCAGTAGCATCCCCATCCTTGGCGGGTTATTGTCCGGTGGCACAAGCATTCTCGGCTCGCTGATACCGGGCCTCGACGCGAGCAAGATTGTGTCCGGTACCTTCCCACTCAGCATGGTCACCAGTCTCGTGACGTTGTTCACCGGATTCGGTACTGGCTCAAGCATTCTCACGCAGCTACTCGGAACGTTCACCGGCACCACGGGTGGACTGAGCGGATTGGGCGGGCTAACCTCGATCTTCACCGACCTGCTCGGAATCGTAGGCAGCCCAACGGCATTGGGTTCCGGCTCGCCAGTTCTGCCCGGTATCAGTAGCATTCCCGTGTTGGGTGGATTGCTAAGCGGCGGAAACATTCTCGGGTCAATCATCCCCGGCCTCGACGCCAGCAAGATAACCTCGGGCAGCTTCGGCACGGGCCTAATACCGGGCCTCGATGCCAGCAAGATCGTTTCGGGTTTGTTCCCAACGTCGTTGTTGGGCAACATATTAAACGGTGGCCTGACCTCAATCCTCAGTAGCTTTATACCGTCGCTCGACGCGTCCAAGGTGACGACGGGAACCTTTGGGGCAGGGCTGATTCCGAGCCTCGACGCCAGCAAGATTACGACGGGCGTATTCTCCGATACCGTCTCGGGTGTTGCCAATGTATGGTCAACGCTTACAAGCGCTTTCGGCAGTACAGGCAGCACGCAGAGTGCAGCGTCAAGTGCTGCAACAACATTGAACAACAAGGTTACCGCACTCATAGGAGGGGGCGTGCTCACTCAGTACACAACGAACGCCACATGGACTAAACCCACAGTTTCGCCGTCGAATGGTGTTGCGTACCAACCGGATGACTTGTTCACCGTCATTTGTATTTGTGGCGGCAACGGCGGCGGTAGAGGCAGTATCAGTATGCCATTCCCCGGTGGATTGTCGGGAGGCTATGTGTCCCAACAGTTTAAGTACTCTGCACTACCCGCTACGGTTGCCATGACAATTGGTGCTGCGGGTGCTGGTGCGACAGCCAACAGTACGGTCGGAGGTTCCGGTGGCTCAACAAGTTTCGGCTCGTTAGTGGTCGGTCAAAAGGGTGCAGGTTCCATCCTAAAAACAGACGGCTCGTACGCAACTGCCATACCACCTGGCGACGGCGGCGACGGTGGCTCAATCTATTTCGCCACAACCTCCACGCCTGGCACTAGTGGCCGTGTAGGGCGTGGTAAGTCAAGTTCATTCGCGGCGGGCGGCGAGGTCGGCGCTAGCACGGGCGGAAATGGCGCTGCTGCACCCGCAGGAACGCCAGCGGGCGGCGGCGGCGGCGCAGGCGCTAACGGCACGGGAACTGGTGGGGCAGGCGGTTTTCCGGGCGGCGCAGGCGGCGGCGGTGGTGTCGGCGGTACTGGTACCACAACAAACGGCGGCGCAGGCGCAGCCGGTTGCATCTATGTAATCGCACCATACTAGGAAGGAAGATGAGATGACCAAAAAGGCAACTGCCACAATCAAATACGACGTGAGTACGACACATTGGCCTACGGAATCAACCCTAGTTCAACTCAATCCGCCGTTGCGCCGGTACAGCGTGATTGACGGCAGCCCAAGGGATTTCGAGTACATCATCGTGCACGTGCGAACACCAGCGGTACACAAGGCAAATGCGGGGGTAGACATCTTCCCTAGTGACGCCGAGGCGAACCCGATTGATAGTACAATGGTCTCGTATGGCCAATTCGATCACGCAGCAATGCACTCCGTGCTCAAGCAAATGGGCTACGAAGTAACTAATTAAGGAATAATGATGACGACATCACCTGTGTCACAGGGAAATAACTGGATTCTCGCCAAACCCTATAATCAAAACGGGCAAGTCCTTGTGCCGTTGCTTGCTGGTTGCATAAAGATTCAATCAGTGCTCGACAGCAACGGTGATACTGTCGACGCTGTTGGCATTTATCTCGGCAGTAGCAGCGGTCCAGACTTGGTATTAGTGGGGGAGTTCGAGGGAACATTCGAGGAATGGGCGGCGTTGTACAATCCGCCCTCACCGTAGTTTCAAACACCAACCAACAGAAGGAGATTCACGATGCCGACATCGGCAGCAACATACCTATCCAACTACCAATCGGCGCAGGCAACCGCGATCACGAAGGCGGGCCAGACAGCCGCATTCGGCGGCGGGCCAGACGTTTCGCTCGCACACAGCACCCGCGCCAGCGTGTGGGGATTCCTGTACATCGAACGCAGTCGCCTTACCGCACAAGGGTTTACACCCTCCGCTGCGGCCGAGGCATACGCAACCGAGGCCGAGGCCAAGCTCGCGAACGCAGCGAGCCAGATTCCCAGCCAAATCCCTGTGTCCCTTGCGTATTCGCAGATCGCATCCAACGCCGCGTACATGTTCGCCGAGCAGACACGCGTCGACAACACGACACCAGGGCCACTCTGATGCACCACTCAAGCGGACGCGCATACACCACACCGAGCGGGCAACGCACCGTCCCCTGGTACCACCTGCCCACGCCGCTCGGCGTGCCGAAAGTGGACCCGACGCAATGCCTTTCGTCCTATACGGTACCGCTGCCAGATGGCTCGATTTACCGGCCGACGATCACCTGTGGCTACATGCCACCCGGCTCGACCATGCCACCATTCACTGCCTGGGGTCTGTTCTTCTTCGGGCAGGGTGGAACACCGTAACAACCAAGAGAGAGAAAGAGATTCATGACGACCACCAAGACACCACAAAAGGCTGCACCGCGAAAGACCAACGGGCAGCGCAAGACTCCACCACGACAGACGGGATTCACTGCGGCACAAGAGGCCGACTGGACCCTGCTGCCAGCGGCCGAGCAGATACGCCGGTCGGCGTGGCTGTTCGAGGAACTGAAGTACAGCGTGCGAGTTGCGTTCGCGCAGTTGGCATTACAGAATCCGCAAGTGCAGCAGCAGCTTGCAGCTAGGTTGGCACAACAGGGAGGTACGTTCTAATGGCGGCAAAGGCAAAGGCACTGCCCGAGGTTCGGCAGTGCACCAACGAAGAGGACCCGCAGTACGGCTCCGTCGCCGTCAAGGCAGGCGCAAACCGTTGGGGTGTAATGAATCCCAGCAACGGTGGGCACTGGTCCGAGGACGACGAGGTTAAGGATTGGACGGTGAAGTGAGGCACTGGTACATCACCATCATGCTCAGCGTCGTCGGAGGCTGGGCGCTCGCCGCGCTGATTCTGCTTGCGGTGATTGAACTTTCGGATGGAAAGGCGTTCGATTCGACATGGCTCTGAAACTAGGTAAGAAACCGGCTCGACCTGGCGCGGTCACATTCAAGTTCACCGACTTCGCCACCATCGCCCAAATGGCTGAGCCGCCAGCGAATTTCGGCCACGACCGGCTGATCAAACGCTGGGGTATGCAGGGCAACGACGTTGCTGGTGACTGCGTGTTCGCAGCCACGGCGCACAACATTGCGCTGTGGAATGCGGAGGCCGGTAAGAAGGTATCCATAAGCACTGCAACAACTTTGAAGAACTACAGTGACTTCACCGGATACGACCCGAGCCAGACCGATCCGACGACGGGGGAGAACCCGACCGACCAGGGCACCGACATGGCGGAGTGGTTATCTCATTGGCGCAAAACGGGTTTCGTGGATGACCACGGTACCGCCCACAAGATTGGGGCGTACCTGTCGCTCGACCCGCACAACCCCGACGAGATGCGCTACGCCGCATACTATTTCGACGGTGTGCTGATCGGCGTGAACTTCCCCGAGCAGTGGATGAACATTTTCAACCAGGGCGGCAGGGTGTGGCCTGCGCTGAACAATCCGAATTACGATGGCGGGCACTGCATTACAACCGTCGCGTACCGGGACAAGCGACCCTACGACATCACGTGGGGTACGGGCGTGGAGCTAACCCTCGGTGCTGTCGCGCAGACATGCGACGAGGCGTACGCAATCCTCACACCCGAGAAACTGGTGAAAGGCGTTGACCTCAACGGGTTTAACTACGCCAAGTTGACCGACTACATCAAGCAACTCAGGAGCGTGAAATGAGGATCGAGGTATACCGTAGGGAAGATGGGCAATTCGGTTGGCGCAGACGCGCCGACAACGGGAACATCACGGCCGAGGGCGAGGCGCACACTCGCAAGTGGAATGCGAAACGCGCTGCCCGCAAGCAGTTTCCCAGCGATCCCGTGTATGATCTGACGCGCAAGGGAAACCTGGCGACGAGGAAACCCTGGAAACGATGAGCGTTCTACACACGCCTCACAAAACGGTACGCTTCGCAGACGGCTCAGTCGGCGAAGTGCTGAAAGCTGTTGGCGTGGCGAGCTATTGCTCATGCGCAGCCAAGCATGAACCGAAGCCGTTGCGGTTCGTCTGGCACCACTTGTTGCCAGTCGCGTGCGGCGGCAAGTCAACACCCGACAATCTTGTAATGGCTTGCGACAACTGCCATTACACGATTCACGCGCTGCTGACGACGCTGAAGAACGGCGGCGGCACGATCAAGTATCCGTTGTCGAGGTACAAGAACACGCTGCGTTACAACCTTGCGCTGCAAGGCTATACGGCTGCCGTGGCAGCGGGCACCGTCGACAAGATACCCAACGAGGGTGGTGGCGAATGAGCCAGAGAGACTACCGTACAGGACGATTCACTAAGGACAGTGACCCGTTCACCAGCGGACGTACTGTCAACGATGACACGTACCAATCCTCGCTCGACACCAAGACGGCACTCGACCGAGCGCTGGCCCGTGCCGAGGCAGACCTACGAAACTGCTTGGGAGGCAAGCAATGACAATCTTCGGACCAGACATATCCAACAACAACGGGCGGGTCGACATCGACCGTGTTGCCGACGAAGGATTCGACTTCGTGTTCGCGAAAGTGTCTGAGGGATCAGGCTTTCGGGACGGGTATTGGGCCGCTACGCGTGACGCGTGCGCTCGGCGCGGACTGATCTGCGTCGGGTACCACTACGTCAAGACCGACAACGCCGACGCGCAGGCAGCGTGTTTCGCCAACAACGGCGGCGGCGACAAAGTCATGTTCGACTTCGAGGCGAATTCTGGGAATATCAACAACTTTTGGGCTTGCGTGCAGGCGTTCAATCGGCGCGGTATCGAGGTTGTCCTGAGCTATATTCCGCACTGGTACTGGCAGCAGATCGGCTCGCCAGACATCAGCAACATACCGGGTCTGCTCATTCAGTCGAGTTACGTAAGTGGTTCTGGCGGTGCAGCTTCCGCCATGTATCCCGGCGACGACTCTCGCATGTGGGCAGGGTTCGGCGGTAAGAACGTTGACATCTTGCAGTTCACCGACGCCGCGCACATCGCCGGAATGAACATGGACGCCAACGCATTTCGAGGCAGTAAGGCAGAGCTAGCATCGGCTCTGCACATCGCAGGAATACCAGGAGGAAATTTCATGGCACTCAACGACGCAGAACAAGACGAACTACTCAAGCGTGTCCGACTGATCAGCGACCAATTGCTCGGTCCCACAGACGCTTCCAAGCCCGACCAGGCTACCGGCTGGCCTCAGCTTGGCGGTAAGACGGTGGTCGACGCACTCGGAGACGTGCGTGATCAGGTCGCGAACCCGTGGCCGCAGCTAGGCCAGAATGACAAGGGCCAGAACCTAACTCTGGTCGATGCGCTCGCCGCGCTCAAGAACAAGGTGTTCGGAAAGGCCAACTGAGTCACATGACTCAGTGTCGTTTTGTCTTGGCCCGCTTGCCAACTCGGGAGCGGGCCGAGACGAATCGTTGCGTCTCTTCCTGCATGACTCTCTTGCGTTCGCCGAGGGCAAGGTTCTGCATGATGCCCATTTGCACCATCAACTTCGATTGTGTCACAAGGGGACTCGCCAATTCGGCCTGCAAGGTCGGTGGCAGTTCGTCTCCAAACCACATGTCTGGCGCACGCTGGGCTGTGAAGAATTTTTCGGGCGGCAGAGGCCACCACTTCTCGCCTAGCTCGGAAACAACATTGTTGGTCGTCATGACCCGCAGTGTACCAGAAACCAAGAGAGAGAACAGGAATGAACGCAGTGAGAAGTCTTAGGCGTCAATGGGAATGCCATTGGTACGGCATGATCGTGGCGTGTCTATGCTGCCTGCTCGTCGGTACCGGCCTCGCGCTAATCATGGGCCGTACCGCACCGCAGTATCAGTGGATTGTGTTCGGCGGCAACACCGATCCCGGCGACGGGAGTTGCGGCGGCGGCGCGAAAGATCAACTGGTAGCAGGTGGTTGGGTGTCGGCGGATCGAATCTGCCAGGTGCAGTGGAAAGCTGACATCGGCTCGGGCACGAACCAAGAGGTTAAGGATGCAATGCCAGCGGGCAAGGCAGCACTAGCCAATTGCCAAAGTGATTGCATCATCGCAGGATTCAGCCTCGGCACCATGCCCGCGCTCGAATTGCAAGCCGAGACAGGGCATTCCACAGACCAGGTGTATCTCTATGGTGGGCCTGAACCGTCGCCCGGTATCTGGCACAACCAGTGGCAGGACAACCCGTTCGTTGAACCGAGCATCGAACTGTTCGGACAGTTGCAGCCGGATCAGTTTGCGCCGCAAGGGGTTCACAACTATTTCGATGGTCGCGATCCTTACAACAATTCGGCTCCGCAGTGCAGCGGGCCTGGTGTGTGGGGCCTGTCCCTCGACGGGCACCGCATCATCACGAAGGCAGAAGCGGATGGAGCCAGGCAATGGACTGGCACGGACGGCGTGCTCGAATTCGAGGTCCCCGGCCCGCCGCCTGTTGTGAGTGGTGCGGACCCGTCACCGATCTGGGCGGGGTGCGAGTTCAACGACTGGCACAACACGCCGAATTCGCCTGGGCCGCAGGTGAATCCAGATCAGCCTGGGCTGCCTGGTATCCCCGGTGGTTCTCCGATACCATCGCAGAACGGCAACATGCCGTTGCCGATTCCTACACCGTAGGAGGGAAGATGATTACTCGGATACTCGCGGTCACCGCGCTGCTATTCGGTTTTTAACACAGTGAGTATCGCTGCGGCGCAAGCGGATTGCAATGTGCTCGGGGTGAATATCCCCGGCGTGGATTGCGAGTTACCGGCTCCGCCTCCGCCGCCGCCGCCACCACCTGGATTGCAGTACGTGTGTCATCCGGCGGTTGTTCTGTTCGGTAATACAACATGTGATTGGGAGTGAAAACTATGCAGTGGCAAGGATATTGGAAAGCGATCCTCGCTTTTGTTTCCACCGTGGTTCTACCCGGCGTCGTTATGTGGGTGCAAAGCGGGCAGCCGTGGCCGACCAACGCTGCGGCGTGGGTGCTATGGGCCGTAACGGTTTTCGGCACGACTGGCAGTGTGGCTGCTGGGCCTGCTAACAAGACGGCGGGGAAGCACGAGGCTCCGAATAGTGCGTGAAGCACTGCTCGTCACCGGAGTCATCGCAGTGGTGTCGGTTGCGGCAGCGGGCATTTCGATGTCCGCGCCAGCGACCGATACTGCTGTGGTACTTCCGCAGTCGGTTCCGGCCGTGATCGTGCCGAGCGGTTCGCCTCTTGCGCCGTCGCCAGCGCCAGTGAATCTGTCTGCGGTACAACCACCACCCTCTCCGCCTGAAAGTCTGCCAGCGTTGCCCTCAGCCCCGGCAATCCCTATCCCTGTCGCGCCGAGGGTGCCACCAATTCCGCAGCAGCCGAGCAAGACTGAGTCCCCCGACTCAGTTCCGCCACCGACCACGACGACTACGCAACCACCAACAGAGCAGTCGTGCGAATTGTTGGGCCTGGTCCTCGATCCCGTTCTAGGAGTGTGCATTTCAGTATGACTCACCGAGCGCCCGAAGAGGCAGAAGTCCGGACATCGTTGCGGCAGCGCGTGTTTCAGGAGAAGTATCTGCCGCACATAGCCATGGCTGCTGTCAGTCTGTTCTACGTGGCGTTCTACGTGACCAGCGGGATAGCGGCTCACAACTTCTCGGGAGCCGCTGTGCCCCAGACAATTTCGGTGGCGTGGACTGGCACGCTGGCAACATGGTTCGGTTACTGCATCCGGCAGCGTTCCGTCGATAAGGGAGAGAGTTAAATGTTCAACTGGCTCAGCGAAAACATAACGCTGCCATACGTTTTGGTGCTCGTCGCCGGGTTGCTGCTCGGCTACGGTATCAATTGGGGAGTCTGCGCGTGGCAGGAACGCAGGCATCCCGGCGAAACGGTGCGCGTGAAACGAGATGGGTTCATAACCCTGGTCGGAATCATCATCATCATCGCCATGACGTGGATCATGGTGAGCGTGGATCAGGCGCGCAATTGCTCTATCCGCCTTGCGGTTTCGCAGGCCAACGAGAACGCCGCGAACAAGATGGAGCGAGACGCATTCCAGCTAGCGATCACCAAATCGCTTAGTATCCCACCGGAATTGCGCGGACTGCCGCAGAACGATCCGGCGTTGCGGGCGTACACCGATCCGATTACGCAGGAATATCAGAGCAAGGTCGGCGAAGCGAACAAGCTGCGCCAGGACAACCAGGACAACGCGAGCCGTGCAGCGAAAGCCTGCGGGACCACCTAGCCTGTGGCCGCTGATCCTAGCGGTCGTAATCGCTTACGGCGCAATGTTTCTGCTGATCATCTATCTCAGTTCTGTTGCGCCGCACTGATGTTCGGCATCGGCATGTGGTGGTGGTTGTTCTTCGGGCTACCCGTAGCGAGCATGATTGTGAACGGATACGATAGATAATCCCAGGTCAAGCCGTAATTTGAATTCCCGTGCGGGCCAAGGCATTTCAGTATTTGCCCTGGTCTGCACGGGTATTTTTTGCTGTCACCAGTGGGGCTAGTGTGGTTATTGTGACTTTGCTGGGATTCTCATAGGAACGTCCTGACCTGCACGTTCACAAGATTTTTGTCACCGTTTCGGGTTAGCTAGACCCTACGGTGTATTGACAATGTGGGGACATGTGAATAAGCTAGCGGCAAGCCGCTAGCGCGGTGGACAACTGGATAAGACGTTACGAGCGCACGAGCCGACGAACACGAGCGGATGGCAGCCAGCCCCAATCAAGGGATTCCTATAACGCACCAGGACATACGTAAGACGCAGTGCCGCAACCGAATGCGCGAGAACTTCGACAGTCGCTGCACGCACCCGCCGTTCGACCTAGCAGTAAGGTCGACGCCTTTCACGTCTCGAAAGGTGATGTCCCACATAAGGTTTCAAAATGCTCCATGATCTAGAGTAACTGTCGTTGCTCACTGTGTAAGACCGGGAAGTCCCGGGTAGCGCCTGCGCCACAAGCAAGGGTAATGCGCCGATCGCTTCATAGACGACAGGTAGTGCAAGATCAAGACGCAGGCGAAGCCCGTCTCCTTCAATCGAAACCCGTTGCCTAGCAGCGGGTCTGGTTTGGGTGGCTCCCAAATCACTGACGAGATAAGCCATTTCAGATTGGAGACAATATGTACCAGATCACGATGCAGTCGCAGACCACCTACCAGACCAAGACCAAGAGTGTCGCGTCGGAGATGGAAGCAAACAACTTCTGCACGCGGGCAATCAACACCGCGAGCGCTGTTGTCTACGATGACGAATTCGATGGTATGGACCACGGTCTCATTCGTGCGCTGCGCTTGCGCGGTGCCAAGGGTGAGAACGAATACGTGGTAACCGTTCACATGTTTTAAGTCGAAACCCGCTGCGAGACAGCGGGTCTGAGGGATTGGCATTCCCTCACTGAAGAGACTGCCACAACGATTGGAGACAACATGCAGATAACCGGAATCACCACAGGGGAATTCGAGCAGGCCGTCGCGAAAGCTGGCGCACTGTACGCGGACAACCTACGGGCAGACTTCGGAACCACCTACTCTCCCAAGCGCTTTCGCGCAACGGTGAAGCTCAAGGTCACTGGCTACGGTATGGGATTACCCGTCGAAGAGTTAGCGCCAGGGCAGAAACGCTCCATTAAATGGAGCGGCGAGCGTAGGGTCGCTGCGGTGTGCTGGCACGTCTACCGAGACGTGTTGATCGAGGTATTCAATATCAACCCCGACGCCAAGGTTCGCACCGCATACGCGAAATACCTTGGGAAAGAATCGTTTTACGAGGAATTCCCCAAGACAGCACACATCGACATCGGCTCGGCGATCATGCCGATTACGCCCGTCGAGTGCTGCGACTGCTAGTCGAAACCCGCTGCGAGCCAGCGGGTCTGGGCGAGGGTGGCTCCCTCCCCACTGAAGAGACAAGCCAAACCGATTGGAGACAAAATGAAATCACAAGATGTAACCCTGGACATCGCTGCACTACTCCGCGCACGTAACCCGTTGCTGTGGGTAGTGACTCGCGAAGAGGCACGTGTAGAACAGTACCTCTTCCAAGCGGCTGCCAATGCAGGTTACCTTGCTCAAACATGGGACATCGCAGCAGGATTCACCACAATGGCTGGAAAGCCGTTGAACACCTACGGTAATGCCGAGGGTGACCCCGACGCAGCTTTCACAGCTATCGGGGAGAAGTCCGGCGAGCGTGGCGTGTGGATCATGCGGGACTTACCCGTGTGGCTCACCGGCCCGCAGGGCGCAATGCCCTTGCGGCGCTTGAGGAATCTGGCTCGCCAGCTTCCCGCCAAGGACCAAGATGACGCGCAAGCCATCATCGTGATCTCACCAACAAAAGATGTACCGGCCGAATTAGCCAACCACACAACGGTTATCGAGTGGCCTCTGCCCGACCGCGAGGAAATTGCAGAGCTACTGGACGACACCATGGAGCCGTACCAAGACGACCCTCGAATTGAGAAGTTGTCCAACGGTTCTCGTGACTCCGCAATCGATGCGGCGGTTGGCCTTTCGGGCGAAGAGGCGCAAGCCACCTTTGCCCGGTCGCTGGTGCAGGCTTTCAAGATTGACTCCGCGCTCGTCGCCGCCGAAAAGAAACGAGTGGTTGCGCGTGAGGGTGTCATCGAATGGTTCGACCCGATACCGGGCGGGCTGGAAGCCGTTGGCGGACTTGACAATCTGAAGGCATGGTTGGTGTCGCGTGCGAGCGCGTACTCACCGGCTGCCAGAGAGTACGGTCTGCCAGCTCCCAAGGGTGCGCTGCTCGTCGGCGTTCCCGGTTGCGGAAAGTCGTTGACTGCCAAGGCAATTGCTACGGCATGGGGCGTTCCGCTGCTGCGCTTGGACCTGGGTGCGCTCAAGTCCAAGTACGTTGGTGAGTCAGAGGGCAACTTGCGCAAGGCATTAGGCGTCATCGAGGCTATCGGCCGCTGCGTTGTCTGGTTGGACGAAATCGAAAAGGCGCTTGAGGGTGCAACTTCGGGTTCGGCCGACGGTGGCGTGAGTGCGGATGCGCTCGGTGCCATCCTCTCGTGGATGCAAGACCGGCAAGGTGAGGCGTTCGTTATCGCGACCGCCAACAATGCCGAGAAGCTACCGCCAGAGTTGTTGCGCAAGGGACGTTTTGACGAGGTGTGGTGGGTTGACCTGCCTACACCTGGCGAGCGTGCCAGCATTACGACGGCCGCGCTGAAGGCGCACGGTCGGAGCAGTGCAGATGTCAACCTGGCAGCTATCAGCGAAGCAACGGACTTGTTTACCGGCGCTGAGCTAGCTGCTCTGGTACCGGATGCAATGTTCGCGGCGTTCAACGATGGCGCACGTGAGGTCACAACCGACGACCTGCTCGAAGCAGCGAAAACGGTTGTGCCACTGGCGAAGTCAGCGTTCGAGAAGATCGAACGTCTGCGGGAGTTCTGGCTCGGGCGTGCTCGCCCGGCGACCAGCGCTGCCGCAGCGGACACCAGCACGGCGCGCAAGCGCGGACGCCAGCTTGATCTGGTGTGATGTCGAAACCCGCTGCCTAGCAGCGGGTCTGAGTTAGGGTGGCTCCCTGCTCACTGAAGAGACAAGCCAAACCGATTGGAGACAAACATGACAATGGAATTTCACACCCTGCGCCCTGGCCTGTTGGTGTCGATGTTCACCAGCGTTAAGGGCAATGTGTCGTACCACGACATCGACCGAGACGTGGTGCGGATGGACCGTACCGAGGTAACCGACATTCACACTCGCAAGCAAGTCAACGACGTTGACGAGCAAGAGGCAGCCATCAAGCAGCGGACCAAGATTCGTGGCCTAATCCTGAAGCATTGCGTAGCAACAGCTTTCAGCAACTCGCTTATCTGCCCCAACAACAAAGAGGAAGATTTGCGAGAGGCCGTCGAAGAGGCCCGCAGGCTTGCCGACGAGTTCAACGCCACGGCGCGGACAACGCGAATCTCGTTCTACGTCATCACTGGTCGCATAGCTCAGGATGACGTGGAGACGGTTCGTGCCATCGCCAGCGAGGTACGCCAGTTGGTGGACGGTATGCAGGCAGGCGTTAAAGCGTTGGACCCCAAGATGATTCGAGACAACGCGAACAAGCTAACGCAGGTCGGCAAGGTGCTGTCACCGGAGGCAACGCCGAGGTTGCAAGCAGCCATTAAGGCGTCTCGCCAGGTGGCAGACAAGATGAGCCAGGTTGGTCAAGCTGCTGCGAAAGAGGTTGACCGGCAAGCGCTTACGCGTCTGAAGATGGCACGCGTGCAGTTCCTCGACATCGAGAATAGCGGCGGTGTCGAGTACGTGCGACCGAAGAACGGCAGGAACATAGACCTCGCCGGATAAGTCGAAACCTGGTGCCTAGCACCAGGTCTGAGGGATTGGCATTCCCTCACTGAAGAGACTGCCACAACGATTGGAGACAAAATGGTATGCGACACAATGCTGAAGCCTCGCCAAACGCTCGCGCAGCGCAAGGAAGAGGTACGCAAGCGAATGAGCCAGATTGACAAGCTCATTTCAAGCGGCCGGTTGAAGCTGAAAGTTGGCCCACAGGGAGCGGTTACGTTCCTCGGGCTGTCCGACAGCGACCGCGACGGTATCTCCGACGCGTGCATCTACCGGACCATCACACGGTCTGGTAGCGCTGCTGCCAAGATGAACCTGCAACGCCAAGAAATGTTGGCGGGTAAGGCCGTTGACCGTGCAGCGCTGGCCCGTGGCGTGCACTCACACGACGGAGGCCAGACATGGTCGACACACTGAGATAGTCGAAACCCGCTGCGGTGCAGCGGGTCTGGGTTAGGGTGGTTCCCTCCCCACTGAAGAGACAAGCCAACGATTGGAGACAGCAATGACTTTCACGCCATGCAGTACGCGCCACAGGTCTTGCTCACCGGCTCACGCCGACCTCGTCGCGTCCTACCGTATCGAACGATGGCGGCAGGAGCAGGCATTCGAGGAACTAACCGGCGCATATGCCGGGGACGTGGAACACGCGAAAGCCAAGGGGCACACGCTGATTGACTTCGGCGCGTGGCTCAAGGCGCACAAGAGAACGCACTGAGTAGTACTAGGCCAGCCTCGTAAGAGGCTGAGCCGCTGGACAACTCAGTCCGAAACACAACAGATTGGAGACGAAACATGAAGAACTACAAGAGGTCTGGCATTGTCTGCGCAATCGCGGGCGCTGCCACGGCGGTCGCTATGAGCTTCGCTCAGACGGCGAAGGCCGACGAGGCGTCGTTCATCAATGACGTTGCGGCGCATGGTGTTTACACCGCGCCGATTACGCTGGCAGTAGGGCATCAAGTGTGCTCGGACGCCAGCGCCAACGGTACGGCGGGCATCAATACCGAAGCGGCAGCGGCGCTTAGCTCTGGTGTCACGGCGCACGACGCGGCGGTCATCATCGTTGAAGCGGTGTACGACCTGTGCCCGTCCAACATGCCCGCACTCGACGCATGGCTGTCCACGCCGAACATGAAAGTGTAACAACGGATTCAGGAAAGGAAAGGATGAAACATCATGCCCGGCAAGGGAACTAAGACGCGAAACATTCGCATCGATGATGAACTGTGGGACAGTGCGACAGCGCAAGCGAAGCGCGACGGCACGAACATATCGAACCTGGTTCGTATGTGGCTCACGGTCTACAGCAGACCACGGAAACCTACGGTAGCCAACGGAATGCAGGCGCGTAAGCGCTAAGGGAGACGAACACAAATTGACCCCGGCAGGATTCGTCCTGTCGGGGTTTTTTTGTGCCCAGAATCGATCTGAGCGGCAGCAATGGGCATCTGAGCGCAGCTACGGTACCGGCTGAATCACTAGGTGTACCCACACCTTTGGGATCGCCGGGTTCAAAGCGCTTGCTTTGTCGGACCCTGCGCGTACCGTCACACGCAGACGACCAAACAGGAGACAAAGCATCATGCCATTCGCAAACCCCGAGCAACTTATACGCTGCTACCAGCGTTGCACCGAAAGCATTGTGGCCGAGCATCACCCCGAGGGCGACGGTATGCACTACGTCATACGCGTCATCGGCGGCAGGCATACCGGCATCGAAATACATTGCCCGAGCGAAGAGTCCACCATCCGCCTGTTCGACGCGTTGGTGACTGCACGCAAGGGTAATGTCGACCATCCGTTCCTAGCGGCGGTGTGAGTCACATGACTCAGTTCCTCAAGATCGAGGTTTACGACGGCGACGACGACCAGGTGTACGTTCGCATGATCACCGAAATGCGTTGGGAGGAAGTGCCAGACATAATCGGAGCGATGCGCGAACCCGAGTGGGGACAGCAGGTTGTCGACGCACTCAACGCGTCCGCTGCTGCCAAGTCCCTTGGAATCACCCGCACTGTAAGGGGATTCGAGCTATGAACAGGCAACGGCACGGCATAGCTATTGAGTACCCGAGCGGTGCAGTGATGTGCCAGTGCGGCGCAACGTATTCCGACCACGACGCCGCACGCGATCACTTCGCAGAAGTCAACGGTAACCCGGCTCTCATACAGGGTGCAGAACAGTTGTGGGCCGAGGCATCCGACAGTCTCGACAATTTGCTGACGTACATACGCTCGCAGTTGCCGGAACTGTACGCTACAGCAGGCGGAAACACTGATCCCTCAGTCGTTTTCGACTACATGAAGAGTTACATATCCCACTCCGAGCGCAGCGCGCCGGGGATTGGACACCTTGCAACGGTGCTATTCGCCGCTGCTGCAATCACAAGACTGGTGAGCGCGCCACTCACCAATGATGTTCTGGCGCAACTAGATAAGGATATGGAGACAGGAAATGACGACCACTGATCTGGCACTGATCGAGGAAGCCGACGCGGAAGTTGTTGGGCCGCTGAACAAGACGGAGGCGAAGCGACTCGACAAGCAGATTCGCAGCAAGTCCGACCAGGCAGTCAAGGCCCGCGACAAGGTGATCGACCTCGTGGACGAACTGACGGCGCTGCTCACCCGTGCACGCGAGGGCGACATTCACAAAGCGCTCGGCCTCAAGTCGTGGACTGCTTACGTAGCGGACGCCGTTGCACTACCGGCCGCGCCAGAGCGCGAGGACCGAAAGTTGTTGGTGCAGTTCCTATCCGGCCAGGGTATGAGCCAGCGCGCCATCGCCGGGACGCTGAACGTCTCGCAGAAAACGGTGGACCGCGACCTCGACGGCGAGGAAGTCGAAGAGGGCGCTACCGTAACGTCTCTCGACGGTGCGGAGCGGCCGAAGAACGGCAAGGGCATTGTGGCCGAGGAACCCATCGACGCGGAAGTCGTTGACGACGAAGAGGATTCGGGTGCGCCTATGACGGCAGCCGAAATCGTGACGGCGTTCGATGACGAGACGGCGAACCTGCACGCCGCGTGGTCTGAAATGACCGAGTTCATGCAAGAGGACAAGTGGTCTGGTGCGCGCAAGCGAATTGCCAAGGCCAACATGGAAACTCTCGGCGAGATTGCCAAGGGTTTGCAGTCCATCATCGATGACCTTATGACGGGGTAACTCATGTATACCGTAGCGAAAGACGGGGTTTCGGTTACGGCCGATACCGAGGCCGAGTTGCGCATCGCCATCGCAGTGCTCAACACTCCGGTCGGCAGTCTGCACCTACCCGTGGCAGTCAACGCGCCAGCACCATCGTGGCGCGTTGGCGGGCCACCGGACGAGAAGTCTTATCCCGTAGGGGATTACGGCACGTCGATGGTTCCTCGCCCGAACCTCGACCCGTACGGTGTGACGGCCGACCGGCTCGCAGAACTGGAAGAGGACGCGCCAGTGTTGTCACTGGTACTAACTGAGTCATCCGACTCAGTTGCACCGCAACACATTCCAGTGTCGCGCAAGAACAATGAGATACTGGAAGCGATCATGCTGTTCACCGAAGGTGTTGGTACCAGCGGGCTTACACAGTTGCTCGGCATCCCGCAGGTTATCGTCGCGTCCCGTATACAGGCACTCAAGTCTGCGGGTCTGGTTGAGAAGATACCGGGCCACAGGCTGTGGCGCGCAACGCAATTGGCACGCCGTGCGAAACTGGTGGTGTCCTGATGTGCGCCGGATGCAACGCAGACGTTGCCGCCACGGGCGAGTACATCGACCGGCTGCTGGCAGTCGAAAAGGAAAGGCGCGCACGCCATTCCGACGAGACGAATGCGCAACATACCGTAGGGTTGGCGTGCATCGTCCTCGACGCCTACGCCGAATCGCCCGACAAGATCGACGCTGTCATGAATATGGCAATGGGCCTAGCCCTGATGACCACGAGAATGCTTGCCGCGCAAGAGATTTACGGGGCGGCGTTCTCATGAGGACCGGCACGGTGTCGCTGTATGGCTTTGTCTCCAATCCGGCGACACCGTGCCCTCTCAAACCTGGGAGATACCATGGACTTTGACGACATACCACGCGTACGACGCGACGACCCCGAGACTTCGCACATTGCAGCCGAGTTACTGACTACGGCGCAAAGCCATTGTCTCGCAATACTTTCCGAAGCCTATCTCGTATCACTCACTGACTCACCACTTTTCACCGACGAGGTACTGGCCGAGCGTGCGGGTTTGCGCCAGCAAGGTATCTGTTGGTGGCACCGCTGCTCGGACCTGCGCAAGCTGGGCCTGATCTGTTGGGTATACGACAGAGAGGGTAAGCAGCGAAAGGTGTTGGGCAGCAATGGGAGACTGGTCGGCGTATCACGTATCACCAATGCTGGACGACAGCACATTCAGACCGCCCGAGTCGCAGCGGGTTTCAATGTTACTGCGGCACAACACGAAAGATGACACAATGGGAATCGCACTAGAAGAGGAACGCCAGCCAGGCTTGCCGGTGGTGAAGCGAACGGCGCTGGGCCAGAAGTACTTTGGCGCAGTCGTCAAGGTTCAGCAACGGGACCGGCTCAAGAAGGACGACACCACCGGCAACATGGTGCCCATCCTCAAGGCCAACCAAAAGCCAAGGCAGGAAATGGTTATCACCTGCCTCACGTTACCAGGGACGACCGCGCCGGTAGGGTTGGGCGACGACGAGCACGTGCCCGAGGCGGGCGAACTTGCCCGACTCATCTTGAAGGGCAAGGCATTTGCCGACTGGATCGAAGCTAAACGGGAGCTTGGCCGACCCGTCAACGTCGGAGACATCGTGCAGCAGACGACCGACAAGGCTCAGGTGTACGACGCGCAGGGCAACCCGTCTGGTCCAGAGATTGCGGATCAGGCTGAGGTAGAACGAGTTCCGCGTGGGCGCTCAGTCGGCATCTACGGGCCGGTGACCCTGCGGGAGCCGAAGCCCAACAGCGAGTGGCTGACGAAAGCCGAAGAGGCATACCACAATCTGAACGCGATTCCGGCCGAGGACGATTCGGCCGCTACCGCAGACAGCAACGTGGTGGACGACGAGCCGCCGTTCTGATGAAGCCTGCGGGGTAGCGTCTACCCGGCTACAGTGGGGCGCGCATACTGGCAGGACCCACGCGCACACAACGAAACACTATCGTACACAAGGAGATTGACGACCATGAACATCGAGGACATTCGCGAACTGTTCGCATTGCATAACGTGCTGGCACAGGCGTGCGGCAGCGTCGACGCCGACATCGTGACCGAGCCGGAAGTACTTGCGGCACTGCTGGATTGGAAGCGCAGCGGACAGGTCGAGGTCAACCTGTCCATCAATCCCAACGAACCATCGAGCGCTACGGCACGGGCAAAGGGCAAGCGGGGCAAGACAACTGAGTCACCTGACTCAGACTCCGAGCCGCCGTTCGAGGCGACACCCGATCCCGCTAGCGACGAGCCTGACTTCTGATCATGGCTGCATCGTTTGCACTGTCGTGGAACCGCCCACCCTATTGGGCCGAGAGGCTGCACAAGCCACCTGGGCGGGCGGTGAGCGACTACCGTAGCAGAGACTTCGACAAGGTCGAGGCGACGGCAAAACACATCAACGAACTAGCACCCCAATTCGAGTGTGCCGTGGAGGTTTTCACGTCATGAGCAGACAGTTGGACATCGAGGTAACACCCGCGCAACAGTACCTATCCACACCAGCGGGACAGAGCTACCGTAGCTTCGTCAACGGATTCCATTGCGCCGTAGTGGACTTCAACAAGCGGGGCAGCAAGGACAACGACAACAACCACGACATGCGCTCCGACAACGTTGCGCTACCCGAGGCGAATGTCATTGGCAGTAAGACGGTTTCGGGTCTGCACTATCCCGTACTGGACATCGATGTTCCGGCAATGTTAGTCCCGTCCTCGACGCCCGACCACTCGCACCTTTACATCAAGACGCTGATGGAGTGGCGCAAGTACGCCATGCTGCTGGAAGTTCTTGCAGCCGTTGGCATTCTGGAGGACGGGTTCGTTGGTGCAGCCAACCCGCGACAGGAAACATTCGCACGTACACCGTGGATTAGGAAGTGACACAATGAGATTCAGCGACATGCGAGGCTTTCAACAGGAGCGCGATACGCTGCTCGGTAAGAAACGTCTCGGTAAGAACCAAAAGGCAAGGCTGCGTGACCTTTCCACCATCCTCGACCCTCGCGAATGCTTGCAGCCACCGGCTACGCCGCCGCGCCCGGTCACCGGATTGGTCGATGGCAGGTCGCAGGGTGACTTTCAAGGCAACGTGTACGCCATGCACTCTGGTAATGCGCCGACACTCCGAAGGGCAAGGCGCGCACAACGATTCGGCCTCGGCGGAATCCGGCCGTTGCGTTCTCGTATTCAACGGGGACGACGCAAGACACGCACGGGAGGCGTGAAATGAGGAAATCCATTGTGGTGCTGGGCATTCTGGCAGCACTGTTCCTGCTCAACAACGCAGGCGCACGCGCCGAGACGGGCAAGGACCCGCAACTCGACGCACTGTGCCTGCACCCCGCCTACGCTGCCGACACACCCGTTGTTGTGTTGAACGGCAACAAGATTCAGCTCGGCCGTGTAGGACTGCGCGCTAAGAACGCGTACTGCACAGGACCCGACGTTGTCCTACCGCCCGACTACGGTAGCGGACCCGCACTCTTGCCGGTACCTCCGCCGCCGCCTCTGCCATGACCGGCCATGACGAAGTGGTACGAGCCGCACGCGTTCGACACGCGCAAGCGGCCCATGAGAAGAATAGGTGAACACGACCATGAGGCAGAAGCTGACAGCCGTAGTGAAAACGACTGTGGCAGTAGACGATTACGAACTGAAGAAAGCGTTGGAGAAGATGGCAGTAACCGTGGAGTCGACCAAGGTGGAGAAAGCCAATGACGATTCAACCGCATAGCGGGCCGGGATTCGAGGCCATGCTCGTCGGCTACCGTGCAGTACGCGCTAACGGTACCTCGATGCAGCACCGAATGTCCGCTGCCAGAAAGTCTTTCGACGGTGCAGGGTTCACGCTGGCCGACCTGTACGACATGCTCACAATCGCCATCGAGAGACTGACTGATGATGAAGTGTGACGGGTTTACTCTCGTCAAGCCGTTGCGCCTGACAGACCGACTTGCGTTGACTAGCTACGAGATTCGGTTCAATGACGACGGGCTAGAGCAAGAGGTACTAGGTATTGTGCCAGTGCTGTGGCAGTTCATCAAGGACGGAATCGACCATGCCACATACGATTTGGGGATCAGTCTCAAGATGATTGCCGACGACCACCCGCGCTTGCGTTGGTGCCTACGGTATATCAGCGCGTGGCTCATGGCCTTGGAGGTCAGATGATTTGGGGATTCACCGGCACGCGCCATGGCGCTACCGACTCCCAATTGGCTTGGCTGTACCAGCAATTGGAGGACGGCCGACCCGACGAGGTACACCATGGTTCGTGCGTCGGCGTCGACCTCGCAGTTCACCACGCGTGCATCGACATTGGTATCCGGTGGGTGCACGTCTGGCCCCCGGTCAACTTCAAATGGCTTGCGCAAGAGTGCATCATCCCGAAGGGATCAACGGGTAAGACGACCGTCACCGTGCACCCGCGTATGCAGTACCTACCACGCGACCGCGAAATCGTCCATGCTGCAACGGTTCTCAAGGCGTTGCCGAAGCAAGAGGAACAACCCGAGCCTATGCTGTGGGGAGGGACCTGGTACACCGTCGAGTTCGCACAACGCGTATTTAAACCAGTCGACATCTGCTACCCAAGCGGCAGAGTCGAAAACCGAAGGGAGACATGATGGTTAACCAACCTGCACCGTACATGACACGCTATTTTGGATTCTCCATTACGGCGAGCACGGGGAGTGTAGCATTAACGTGTTGTACGCGCTGCGGCGCAATAGTGTGGAACCCTACATTGCACGAGAGGACTAATCATGCCAACGAAAACAGCGACGAAACGAGCACCAGCGAAGAAGGCACCGGCCAAGACGGCAGCGCCGAAAAGCCAAGCGCGAGTGCAGGACTCAGCCAAGTTGTCGTTCCAGGCGGAGGCGGTGCTGGACCCGAGCCAGCAGGACGAAACGCACCTGGCGGCGGAGCGCAACCGGGCCGAGCTACAGCGGCCGGGTCGGGCAAGCAAGGCCGACGCGGCGCAGATCGATAACGACCCCGGCTACGACCGCGACCAGCTTGCGCACATGCGCGAGTATTGGGGACTCAAGCCTGACGAGTCCACGGTCGAGGCCGAGCAGGGACAGGTGATCGAGGTAGTCGAGTAACACAAGCCACCCGTTGCCGTTCAGCCCAAGTGCGGCAACGGGTTTCACCAACTAAGGAGACGACCAATGGGTATGCAAGCAGCAGCAGCGTTGAAGTTTGCGAACGACGCAACCACTTCGCTATCACGTATAGCACGATCTTTCATGCGGTTCTCTACAGCAGCCGAGCGCATCGCGCAGGCCATGGAGGACGCGAATCACCTTGAGTCACTACGGTTTGAGAGGGAGACGCAGGACCGTGACCGAGCCAGGGGACACGAACTACCAATCCGATTCCCAGCCGACGCCATCGACTGAGTCATCCGACTCAGTCGATTGGTGGGCCGACTGCTTCCCGCAATGGAAAGGCGCACAATGACTTCCACTCACCGGCACGCACACCTAACAACTGGCGGTGCGATGTTCCGCAAACCACCCAACCCGCGAGGCTGTCCCGGCTCGTTCGCACGCGTCGGCGGCAGGACTGGCGAGTACGGGGTGTGCCCATTCTGCAACGCGGACAAGAAGATTCGCAAGGATGGCACACTCATGGCCCATGCGAGGCCGAAATGAACGACGACGCAATCGATCTGGCGAAGCTATTGGGCGACGAGGCCAGGATTCAGGACACGTGGTATCCCGACACCAGTGGCAGGCCGAAGCCGGTTAACGTTCGCGTGCAATTGAATTCGGGTATCGTCGTCCGCTGCGATGTACGGTACAGGGGCGTGAACCCGGCTGACGGCGACCGTATCTTTGTGGTCATCGCCGAAATCGATTGGGAGAACTACCATCCCGTGCTGCTCATCGTGGAGGAATGCCCCAACGACATCGAGTTCCGTTTCCGCATACCGGGTATGCCCGACGACGAAGCGCAGCGAGTGTGCGCTGGCCTGCAATTCATACCGGAGCGAATCGTACAGGTGAAATGAAAGTGCTTATCCTGTACGAGAATTCGGGCGAACGTTGGGTAGCCGAGAACTTCGCCATGGTCCTATCCAAGATAGGCCCGACACTCGCGACCGGCACACCCGTACCCGGTGGCATCCGCATACAACCCGCATTCAACGGCACCGTCGAGGCAATCGCAGTACCGTTTGAACAGTTGGCGGGCAACGTGTTTCGCAAACCCGCACCACGCAAGCCGAAGCTACCCGACACTCGCCGCAACCTGATCTTTCCAGGGGAGGACGACGACTAATGCCCATCGAACTAGACGACGGACCCAAACCGCGCAAGGGTATCCAACTCACCGACACCGAAATCCCAAGGCGCAGAGCATCATCCGGTAGCGAGCGAGGCCCGCTGCTGATACCGCCAGGAGCTACGCACAAACCGGGGACCAAGGTGTGCAAGTCGTGCGGTCGCAAGGTAGCCGCGCAACCCAAGAACTACTACAAGCATTCGTGTAAGTGCTTCTACCACAAGCGAACTACTACATTCATCGACGTGCTGCAAGATGAGTTCCTGCTTAAGAATTGGGGTAAGCGCAACGTCGCGTGGGGTATGGGTCAACGGCCCGATCTTCAAATCGCTGCTGCCTCACTGAAACCCGACAGCCACGCCGAGCAGACACTCGAAGAGAAGCGCGAGTTGAATGACATTGCGGCAGAAGCGGGTCGGTACGCGGGCGACATGTACAAGGCGACCATTGGCTCGTCACTTCATCGGCTAACACATACGATGGACCGCGGTGAGAAGCTAGGGCACGTACCAGCACGTTGGAGCAACGACCTCAAGGTGTACGACAAGACCATCAAATCCCTTGGTATCGAATGGGTTTCGATTGAGTCGTTCCGCGTCCTCGATGAATGGGTCAAGGACATATCGGAGTGCGACCACAAGCGAGCACAGTACGGCGGCGGCTGCACGTGCCTCGGCGTTGCGGGCACCGTCGACCGAATCGGTTGGTACCAAGGGAGATTGTGCATCTTTGACATCAAGACCGGCTCGGACTTTAACAAGCTGGGCCACGCTATGCAACTCGCATGTTACGCACACATGGTACCGTACCAATTCCCCGGTGACACAAGAGGTTCCGACGTTGCACCCGTAGACCTCAACGTCGGCTACATCATCTATCTGCCCGAGGGCGAAGGCAGTTGCACCGTCGAACCAATGAACATCGAAATGGGTTGGCGTGCATGCCAACTCGCCAAGCTGGTGTGGGACGTACGGGACTGGAACCCGGTGGTTCACGACGAGCCGCACGCCATCATGTGGGACATGACCATGCGCGCAACGAGTCTCGCTGCACTGCGGCAGTACTACAAGGTGTGGAAAGCAGACGGCATGTTGTCGCCCGTCATTGCGGACGCGCTCACTAAGCGTGCGAAAATACTTAGGAGACAAGGGGTTACGAAGTGACACACCACGTGCAAGTGCGGGCGAGCGAAGCTGTCGTAGACGAGGAACTGGTTGAGCTACTGGAATCGTTGTGGGACAAGGGGTTTGAGACACAGTTCTCCTGCCAGGGTATGTACACTGACGCTTACATCGTGTTCGCAACGTACGAGCAGGCCACGCGATTCGTGTTGGAGACAGCGGAACGCACGAAAGGTGCTCTGTGGCAGTACATTACAGTGCACGTCATGCACCCGCATGAAAGTGAAGGCTGGCGCGGTGCAGTGCAATGGCCGAAGCGGCTCACACTCGACATTACGGAGGCGTGGGATGACAGCGATTTATGACCCGCGTAATCCGCCGCTGATGTACGACGGGCTGCTCGACGTGTATTCGACGTGCCGTTACTGCGGTGATAAAATGAAAGTCATTACGCCAGACCAACATTCGCACCCGTTGTGCCCTACCGTAGAGACGCAGCTTGAGTCGCTTGCCGACCTGTACGCCTCGGAGATTAACGCGGGCAAGTTCGAGCAAGCCGGTATGACTGAGTCACTGATGACTCAGTTGGAAACACTCGACATCGGTTCCGCCGCATACGAATACACGAAGTGGCGTTGGCCTGTGTTCCCACTAGCACGACACGGCAAAGCGCCAGCTATCCCGAAAACCAAGGGCGGCAAGGGAT